TCAACCCCATGCGTGGGACACATCGATCTTTTCGACGGCAGTCTTGGCAAGCTTCCAGCGCTCGACCCGACGCGTGTAAACCTCGCTCGTCTTGGCCTCCGAATGGCCAAGGATCGCCATGATCTCGTACTGGCTGCAGCCTAGCTCAGCGAGCAGCTCGGCAAGGCCTTTCCGGACGCCATGCGCGGACAGATGACCAAGCCCGGCGTCCTTGCACCACCGCTTGAACATCGCCGACATGCTGTCACCGCTTGAGAACGGTTTCCCACCACGGCCAAGCACGTAGGTCGCGCCCTGAATCTTCGGCACCCTGGTTGCTGCTTTTAAGGGCGGGAGGAGGGGCATCGTGACTTCCGAGGAACCTTTTTTGAGCGGCTGCCACCGAAGTGCCTCGATGCCGTCTAGAACGCATTCGTGAGCCCTGCCGAGGATGGTCAGATCCTCAATTCGGCACCCGGTCCAAAGAAGCACCGACATGGCAACATGAGCCTTGGTGCCGGCCGCATGTATTTTGTAGAAAGCTCTTACGTCGGCCGCCTTCCACGGCGTTGCGCCATCGCCTTTCTCGTACACCGACTTGATGCCGCGAGCGGGGTTCGTTCCGATGTGTTTGCGCTCGATCGCCCAGTCGTACATCACAGCAACCGCTTCGATGAAAGCGTCCGCCTGCGCCGGCGTTGCTCCCATATCATCCTGCATTTGGATTAGCTTTTCCTGAGGGATCAGCATCTTCTTGTCGGGCCGCGCGAGAAGCCGGTTGAGCAGGTTTCGCTTTTTCTTCAGCGTCTTGTGGCTCGTTGTTCCAGCTTTTACGCGAGCTTCGAGGTACTCCAGATAGGTGCTCACGAGCCATGCGATCGAACGAGGCTTAGCGTAATCCGACGCCACCTTTAGCGGTTCTGGCTTTTCTCCACGCCTGGCTGCCAGATACTGCCTCTGAAAATCATCATGGCCCGGGCCGCAGTGAATGCGGATCCGCTTCTTCCGCTCGCCCTCAGGCCGAACTCGGTATCGCGTGTTTCCTGACGGCAAGGGCTCCACTAGGAGCCCGGGATAATCGACCTTCACTGGCAACCTCACCATTCTTCGAGGCCGCTATCCTTGTTTTCTGGGCGATCGCCAGCAACGGACCGGCAGTGGATTTCAATCAGTCCACCGGATACGCACACCTTATCCACAGGCAGCCCGGCGTCCTGGATGGCCTTCAAGGCGGAGCGGATCGCTTTCTCGCTGGTGCGGACGCGAGAGGGCGCTTGGTCAGCCACCCTCGACATCATTTCCCTCCCTTACCGTTGTCAGATTCCAGCGCTGCGCGGCCGGCATCGGTGATGCGATAGCCATAGAGGCTATGCGCCGGCTCCTTCCCATACTCGATGAACCCGAGCCGCTTCAGTTCCGTCAGCGTATGGGCCGAGGCCCCGACGTGGCGGCGATTGCCATCCGGTAGGCGCGCCGGTGCACACCAACCCTCTATTGCTGACAGAAACTCGAGCACGGTCAGATGACGCCTCGTCAGCTTCATCACTTCCCTCCCTGCGCGGCTGCGAGGGCAGCGCGTGCGGCCGCATACACTTCTGCCTCTGGCGCATTGACGCGGCCAAGCAGCACTGATGTCGCCGCCTCTACCTGCGCCTCCGTTACTGCCTGTGCGGGAGGGGAGTATCGTTTGCGAACAATGCGCAACGCCCGATCGACTTGCGCGACGGAGAACGCTGTCAGCTGAGCGTGCTGTAGGTCGGTCTCATCCCGACTTGTCGCAAACTCCGTTTTGGGGTCGCTAAGAAGGTGGACGTGTCTGTGTTCGGCAACGATGAACTTGCGGACGCGGAGCAATATCGCCTCTGCAACGTTTCCCACCACCACCTCGGCTTCCTGCGGTGCGGCTGGGAAGTCCTCCCCGAAGCGCGCCCGAAGGATATTCCAGATGACCGACTGCACGTCGCCATCCAGCGTCTCGGTTGCCGCGTCCCACATTACCGCGTCTGGATCGACGCCAACAGCAGCACATAGCTGTTTCATTCCGAAATCGAGCCCGGCATTCCACCTTTCATCGGCGCTCGGATCGTCGTGCCAATCGTCCGCTTCCTGCGGTGCGGCTGGCTGTGTGAGGGCGGATTTAGCGATGGCCCGAACGGCGTTCATGGCCTCTGTTGCCGTTGCCACATTAAGGCTGATCGTGCTGGCCTCTGCGATGCGTTCCAACGCCTTCACCGCTGCGCTGGCTTCGGCCTTCTCGGCGCGTTGCTGTTCGCGCTCAAGCTCCGCTATCTTCGCCGCCTGCGCTTCGATGAGGTCGGCGGCTTCCACAACCAGATGGGCGGCTAAGTACCTGCGCAACCGGCGCGCAACCTTTTTCATATCGTCGGTAATAGCCTTGTCGAGATAGGCGTTGATGATGGCTTGTGCTTCGTCCACGTCGCAGCCGCTATCAAACTCCATAAGCGCCGCTGCCAGTGCTTTATTGTTCATGCGTCTGCCTCCTTGGGCTGGAACATTGAGCGCGGCGGCAGGGAGGGCTTCTGATCGCGTTCCTTGCGGTCGAACCCGCGCGAATGGATGGATTGCTTCGAGCGCTTTGCGCCTGTGTGCTTTTGGCGGACGCGCGCAACTTTCGACTTCTCGGCAAGATCGCGTGCTGTCTTGCCGACGTGGCAGTGAGAATGCGCCGGAGCCAGGTTCGCCTCTCGATGCTCGCCGCCGTTGATAAGGGCAACGACGTGATCAGCCTGCCAAGTTTCGCCGCTCTTGATCGGGAGCTTGCACAGGTGGCAGATGCCGCTATGCCGGTCGAAGACACGTAAGCGTACGCGGGGAGGGATGTTCACGCCGTGGTGTTTGCCGATCCATTCTGCAACGGGGCGCGCCATCATGACCCCCCGACTGCGCGCAAGGCTTCGTCACGCGCCTGCTGGAGTTCGGTGAACGCTTCGGTCGAGCCTCCGGCGTCGGGATGGGCGCGCTTGGCTTCCGAGCGGTAGGCAACCTCGATCCCTTCGCGGTCGGGGCGAGCCGAAGGCGGGAAGCCAAGAACCTCACGCCATGACCGGCGCGCGGTTGCGCCCGGCGCGGGCAGCGCCTCGAATGCGGAGAATGCACGCTCGAGCATGTCCGATGCGCCCCACCGTTCGATGCCGCGCATCGCCTCGATGGTCTTCTGAATGGCACGCATGTTGTCCTTGACCGTCTTCCAGCGGTCGCAGGCGAACACCATCTGCTTGCCCTTCCGCTCGAAGTAGACAGCAACGCCGGTGTCCTCAGGACTTCGCTGGTTGGAGTAGGGCAGACCATCACGGCGAAGCTCGATGTTGGTCGACAAGACCGGGTATCGACCGTTCAAGAGCCTGATTTGCTCCATCAGGCCATCGCGCGCCGCCGTAAACGACACATCGAACCGCGACTGTTGGGGCTGCTCGGTGCGCGGCCAGCCAGCAGGCCAGTGAAGTGGATACGCTTCAGCCATCACGCTACCTTCGCCATGAGATACTTGCGCGCCGTCTCTGCCTGCGACTGGTCTTCCACCAGCCGGCAGCAGGTTTCGAAGACGCGTTTCACGAACGGCTCATCGTCCGGAAGCTCTTTGAGCCAGGCCGTGTAGGCCTTGGACACGAGCTCTTCGCGCTTCGCCTTGTCGGCATCGGTGGCGGCGCGGATCATGTTGTCGATGCACTCGCGTTGAAGCTCGGATTTGACAGGATCGGGCGAGGCAGAGCCTGCCGTAGGACCATCCCCGGCTTCCACCTGCTCTGCCTCGCCCTCATCGCCCGGTAGGGCGGAACTATCGGGAGCGGACGGCGATGGGGCCACCTGTCCGCTCCCTTCTTCATCGGCTGAGGGGGCGGCCGATGAATTCTCGTCTGCGTCGTCAAAGGTAATGCCGCGCTCGGCGGCAAAGGCGTTGATCAGCTCGAGCAAGTCGGAAAACTCCTGCTTGGTCATGTCTGAGGTGCGCATGCCGAGCGGGACGAACGTGCCGGCGTCGATGCCTGGCACTACGCGGGTCCGGCGCAGGGCAGCGGTGAACACGTCCTTCCAGTCGTCAGCCGGAAGCTTCTGCCCGTACCAATCGACCTTGCGGGCTATTTCCGTCAGGCAGGCCCACAGGCGCGCGTTCTGGTCGAGGGTGCGCTTTGACTGCTTGAACTCTATTATGCAGCCCGTCGGGGCGCCCCTTGCCCATTGCGAGGCCCGGTCGCGATCATAGTTCCCATTGATGACGATGACGGCGCGCGACATGGCTATGCGACCTCCAGATCATAGGCGACGCGAAGCCGATCGACCTTCTGGCGCAGTTCGGAGAGGAACGTCTCGACCTCTGCCTCAAGCTCGGCAATGCGCTCAGCATCGCGAGCAACGCGGGCCACGAACAGGCGCATGCTTTCGGGCATCCTCGGATCAAAACTGACGAAATCGCACCACGCCCGTCCGGTGCATGCCATCTGCCACTGCATCTGCGTCAGGTATTTCGCCGGCACTGCCGCGCCGAGTAGCGTGTCGATGTGCGTTGCGGTGTTTGGACACTTGATCTCGACAAGGCCGTCTTCGTTGACAAGGCCGTCCGGCGATGCTCCGCTCTCGGCAAAGCGCGGATGCACGACGAACTCTGTCTCGACCACGTCGACATTGCGATAGAACTCATAGGCCACGCGAGCATGGGGCTCGGTGTCCGTGCCCCACTGCATTGCGCCATTGCTGAACCCTTCCGCGACGACGCCCGTCAGACGCTCGGCAATGAGCTGGGCCTCATAGTTGGCGCGAGACGCAGCCCATCCGCTCTTGGTGCGCGCCACCACGTCAGCGACCTTGCTGGCCGTGACCAATCCGCAGCGCGCCGCGAACCATTCCGGTGTTCCCTGAACAATCTCGGTCATCACGCGGCGCTCCGCTTCTTTTGGAGCATCGTCAGGACGCGAGGCAGCTCAGACGCCGGGATCTCCGGTATCGCCTCGATGCCGAGATACTGGCAGAACTTCGCGATATCCGTACCGGTCTCCTCGATCAGTGCCCGAACCTTCGATGCCTGTTCTTCGGTGATCGGTCCGCCGGACTGGCCCGATGCTTTGGCATCGTCATCCTCGGACGCAGCCAGGCCGAGCGCGGCCTTGAGCGTCATGCGCTGGAGATAGGTCAGGGTGCTCCCGACCTGCTGGAGGCTGTTCTTGTTGCCGCTGTCGTCCCGAGGGCCGGTCAGGGTCGTTTCCTCGGAATACCCAAGACGGTGCGAGACGATGCACGTCACGCTGATTGGCGCGTTGACCTCCGACTGGACGCGGTAGCGGTAAGAAAGCCCGTGCTTGCCGAGCACCGGATTGATGGTGCTGGCGATCTCGGCAAGGTCTTCGTGCCGATAGTGCGTCCGCCCCTTGCTCGACGTGAAATCGACTGTCCGGTTCTTGCGGATCGTCGGGATTTCCGCCTTGGCAGCGGCCATTGCCTCGTCGAAAGCTTTCCGGCCCTGATTGGCCTCCCATCGCTCCTGCAGCGCCAACAGCTTTTCGAGCGTGCCAGGATCGGCACCCATCGCCAAAGCTCGGTCGATCATCGCCATCGGCGTTGCGGTGGCTGGCAGATTGTCCTGCTGCTGGCGAGCGGCGAGGGACTGCCCTGCCTGCGCCACGACGCGTCCGGCTGGCTCGGAAACGTGCTCGAACGTCTCGACTTCTTCTGCTTCAATGGTCTGCGGTTCGGCGTTCATGTGCGCCTCCTGTCTGCTTCGTCGTTGATGATTTCCGCCACGATCTGGCGCGCGCCGCCGAACCCATAGATGCGGGCGAGGTCGCGGAACGTCGTGCGGAGCGTGTATTCGAGGAACCCGGTCGGCTTCTCGGGCGCGGCGGCAAGCCGGTCGCCCAGATCAGCAGCCGCGGTTGCGATGGCGCGGGTCTCGCTCCTGCATGCGCAATGCGGCTCTATGAGCGGCCCCAGCGTTCGCGTAGGTCTTGTTCGAAGTGAAGTAGAGGTTCCCAATGCGAACCTGGACGCGGTACTCGTGGACAAGGCGAAAGCTATCCACCTTGCCGAAGATGTTGTCGGTGCGTCGCTCGTACCTGCTTGTCTGTGTCGCGCGGGCTTCAAGCATCGGATGCCTCTCCGGCGGGCAGCGGCCACTGGCACAGGTACGCGAAGCGCTTCCAATGACCGGCCGCGTTGTGTTCGATGGTGATTTCGCCGTCGGCCCGGTACTGTCGCGCGTAGTGCATTATTTCGGCTTCAGCCTCGATAGTGAGCGGGCTTGTAACCTTTGCGACCGTCTGGCCATTCTGGCGGATGCGGAATGAAATGCTCATCGAGGCATACCTTCTGCTGCGCCCACGATCAGCGCCGCACCAAGGCAGGCGCACATGATCAGCGTGGGGAAAACGGGGAGGGAGGCGAGGCTGTCCGTCACTTGCCACATGAAGCGGTCGAGGGAGGTCATGACTGCTCACCCTTGGCTAGGAGAAGGGCAGATCGGATCGCGCTCGTGGCCTCATCAAAGGCGTTGGCGAAGTCGTTCGGGTCCACGTCTGCGGGATAGTGGAGGGAGGGAGGGTCGGAATCCTCCACCAGCATGAGTAGAGCGGACTGCGATTTCTCCAATGCCTCCACCAGCTTCTCGCGGACAGGATCGGGAGCGCGGCGATTCCATGCGGCGGCGACCTTCTCGGGAGTTGCCGCTTCGATCGAGAACGGCGGGATGGTCTTGCACCGATGGACGATCCGATAGACGCCAAGGATTTTCGTCGCATCGACAATCTCCGATGGCGTTTCTCCGCAAAACGGACAGCAGGCCAGCGGCGTATGCTTCACTGTATCGGCTGGCATCAGGCGGCTCCCTTTGGCTGGTTCGCCAGATCAGCGCGCGCGGTCACGCCCATCAGGACGCGCAAGAGCGCCGTCTGCTGATGTTTTGCGGTCGGGTCATTGAGGCTCTGCGCTAGCGCCCCGTTGATCAGGGCAAGCTTCTTGAGCGCGAGCACTTCAATCGGTGTGATTTCGATCGAGGCCATCACGCCGCCTCCGTCTTGACGATGGCCCACCCGGTCAGATCGCCGGCGAGAACACGGTCAAGATCAGCTAGCATCGCCTCGGCACGAGCCTGTTGCACGTCCGACCAGCCGAGCTTTTCAGCCTTCGCGATCCACTGGCGAAGCGCCCAAGCCGCACCCTCGATCGTTGCGTCGAGACGCGAGGCGAATTCCAGGCGGGCCAGAGTTTTGAATTGGTCGGCATCCGCATCGCCGCGGGCGCGCTTCATGCGCAGCACGTCGCGGAGGAGCGTTGGCTTTGCCTTGGGCAGCAGGCCCGGCTTCAACGCCGAGATCAGGCCATCGCGGGTCTGAATTCTGGCTTCTGCGTTCATCGTTCTTCCCCATCAATTCGAGCAGATCGGCCAAGGGCTTCTTCGTGCTCGGTGGCGCCATTCGCGGCGGGTTGATGGATGAAACGTACGTTATGTACGATTGATCGTCAAGTACGTTTTGTACGATTTTGGTTGATCTGGTCAAAATGTACGACTATGACTCGCTGCGCCTGGCCAGTTTGAGTTTGCCTGGCAAAGCGGCGACCCGGTGCAATTCCGGTGCAGGTGAAGCCGCTGGCGCGGGAAGCGAAAGTCCTACCGTGCTGCCTGAAAGTGAGGACGGATTGCCGAGAGGCGTCCTGGCGCGTGTCCCATCCCGGCTCCGGCCTTCAGGACATCGGCTATCGCTTCTCCCGCCTCGTGGCTAAAGCCATGGGGTAGGGGGAAGCTTTGGCCGGAACCCTCCCTCACCACCCTTCAAAACCTTGGTAATCTGACGGAGAGATCAGTTCTCAAGATGGTTCTGAACCCTAGAAAGGAGTGATGGTGTGGCCTACCATGGGACAAGGGGCAACGGACCAAAATCGGAGGAATGATGCGACAGTGCCTTTTTGCCGTTCTGCCTCTTCTGGTTGCCGCGTGCAGCCAAGCGCAAACATCTGCGCCGCTCCCTGGCAGCGATCGGGACAGTCACGGCTGCATCGGGTCCGCCGGCTATTCATGGTGCGAGCGGACGAAACAGTGCGAACGTCCTTGGGAGCTGGCGCAATCTAGGGGGTTCGAGAATACCGCCGAGGCATACCGATCGTTCTGCGACTAGGGGATGGGCTCTGAATAGCAGAAGGAATGGTGCTGGTGGGCAGGTTGGACAGGAAGACAGTCTGCTCCTGCTAGCTAAATTCGACGCAGTCCGGATTTCTCAAGATGGCCAATCAGATCCTCGGCCTGCTCACCGCTCAAGGCGTGGCGCGGCAGCATCTGAAAGAGAACCGGTGACTGCATGAGGAGCACCATCTTCTCATCGGCGCTCCAGCCGAAGTAGTCGCTCCAGGGGATGGTATTCGTCACCGTGGCGGTTGAGGCAAAATAGGCGTCCCGGGTCCATGATGCCTCGATGGGGTGTTGTAGGGTCTTGTCCTCACGATAGATTTTGCGCGCTTGCCACGGGATTAGGAGGAAGTAAGCAAGAAGTGGCCAGATGGCTGTTCCGACCATCACGACGATCGCCACAGTGGTCGGGGTAGGATCGAAGCCCGAAGCGATCATTGCGATGAGGCACAGAGCAAACATGGCCGCGATGAAAAGCTTGGGCCCGCTTTTGGTAACCCAGTAACGACGCATGTGCAGGCGAAGTGCGTTCGCATAGTCCTCGGCGGTGATGGTAAAGGATGCGGACGTCGATGGGGTCGCAGTGATCATGACGCGAGGAAAAGTCGATGCGCCTCAAACTGTCAAGCTAGAGGATTGGCTGTCAGCGGTCTGAACCAAAAAGAAACCCTGCCTCAGGGCAGCGTGACGAGGTTTCCTTAGGTGTGGTGTGTGATCCACGGCAGTGCTTCCGGCAGGCGGTTGCTTGCGCGAGGCTGGGTAAAAGACGAAATCTCCGCCGGAGCGGATCGGAGCGTTAAAGGTCTGGTTTCAGAGCGAAAACAGCCTCTGTAAGAGCGGTCAATATCAACACATTCCACACAACAACAAGGATCGCGGTTCCATTGAATAGGGTCTGTGACCAATCGTTTGTCGCGAGGATCGGCTTGAAGATCACGAGCGCAACCGAAAAAACAAACAGCCAAATTAGGGCGAAGGCTGCACGGCGAATGCCCGTCCTGGTATCAACGAAACTGTTTTTGTTCTGGTGCTTCTCTTCGATCTGATTGAGGGAGAGATGCAACTGTCCTGCGGAGGCCAGTGTGATCGTAACGATGACGCCGAGCACGCTCAGAAGGCCATCGCCGACGAAACCGAAAAGAAAGACGTTCTTATTGCTGAGCAGTTCGGGGGCAACCAGCGCCAAAACGCAAACCAAGCCTGCAACGACGATCAGAACGCAGACACTAATCGGGGTGCTCATTGCGCATTGCCTCCCAAATTCGCTCAATGATAGAGGATTTCTTTCCTAAATTCTCCTCAATTATTATCACTCTCGCCTGATTTTTGGTGCTGAACCGCTTATTGGATTTGGTGAGTGCCGAAATGTTTCCGCCACCCTCAGTTGTGTATTTTGCCGTTTGCTTGGTGCGGTCAGTTAAGAGGTGCAGCCCGTCGTCACTTTCGAGGGTCAGGTCGACTTTCATCGCCTTTTCGTTTTCCTTGAGCTCTCGCAGTTCTCGATCGAGATTGTCCCGTATGCCGAACATATTGGGCGGGTACATCTCAAAAGAGACGCGCTTGATCTGCCCTTCGTTCTCCTCAACAAAGCGCCAGAATGTTGCCGGGTCGACTATAGGATTGGGTTCGAGCACGTACGGCTGAGATGGCGCGCGCTTGTTGACCGCCGACGCGAGTGAGCGGAGCACAGCTATCGGCTTCTGCATTTCTCGAGCTATTTCTATCGCCGCTTTCTGCCCATCTGAATGTGGACGCGGATCGATGACGATCTCCCCGGCTTTCCAAGCCGGCCGCTCAACTTCAGCGAATCCAGCCTCCGGCGGCTCGTTCTCAGGTACAAGGTACCGTCTGCCTATACGGCCCGTAATAAATTCATTCTTCGCGACGTCGTCATTCGGGACATAGTGGAAAACTGACCCGTAATGCATGAACTCGATGCTTTGCGAAAAAAGCCGCCGCAGCCATTGTTCTCGGCTCGGAGGGCTCCCCCTCCAGTCGTCAAACAAGTCGGTTGACTCTCGTGCCAGCAGCACAAGGCGCGCAAGTTGTAGTCTCAATGCCCTCTCGACGCCACATGGGCGTCGCCCCCTATTATTGGCGCTCCACTCGAGCCGCTACCCTATTGCCCCCTAGGCCTAATCACTTCCCTTTCAGCCCCGCCGCTTCCATGTGGCATGGCAGCGGTTTCGATCCACGCCGCAGCCTTCGGCTGGATTTCCAGTTCACCGTCGAGCCATGCACCAATCAGCGACACGTCGCACTCAAATACCCGGGCTAGCATATCTGGCGACCAACGGATCAGGGAGGCTCTCGTCAAGCCGGTCCGGGGTCATGCGCTTCCCGCCACCTCACTGCCCTCATCCATTTCGTCCAGCATCTCCAGATAACCCGTCCCGATCAGCCAATCCCGCAACGCTGCAGCAGCAGCATCCTCAAGTGACCTGCCGTTCTCGTTTGCGAATCGCCGCAGCGCCAGGCGCTCATCAGTGGAGAGTTCGATGGTGATGGTCATGCCATCGCGCCAATCGCTATGACTGCAATGGTAAGCAGGAACAGCGCTGCGGCCAATGAGAGCATGATCCTTGCGCTTGTGGTTGGTGGCGCCGGCGAGGCTGTGATTTTCTCGGAAGCCCTGCGGCGCGGTGGCGCGATCTGCTCGCTTACGTGGATGCCTGAGCCAGGTATGCCGGCGCTGACATGCTTTCGCCCATTCGCATTAACCGTATAGCCCAAGCCTTTCGGCCCGATCCGCGCCGATGCACCTCGATGCGTAACGTTCAGCCGAACACCGGGCGCGATTTTCAATGTGCGGCGGAACTTAAACGCCATTCCCCAGCCCTCCCAAGATTCCCCGCACCGATTTAAACGGCACTTAGCGAAATCCACAAGCAGGAATATGTTCCTCATTCGTTCTTGACTTATGGTGTCAGGAACGTTTTCCTATTGCGAGCATTGCCAAGGGTTTGGGAACGGCGGGATGGCGATAAAATATGTGCCGCGCTATGGGTCGCGGAATGAGGAAATCATTGCTGAGCTCCGGCAAGTCGCAGGTGCGGCCGCGCCACTGGATCCCAAGACTGTCGTAAAGCGAAAGACGGCCGAAATCGCGGTGGCTATGGCGCTTTTACACGGGGGCGATTGGCGGATTCAGATTGATCACGACGCTGGCTTTGTGATGGTTGTTCGTCGTTAGCGAGCTGAAAGCCCTCGATCGCAGCTAGTAGAACCTTGATGTTTGCTGTCGTAAGACCGTCGATGCGCCCGAGCAATTTGCGAATCTCCTTCGGGTCGCTCACCTTCTGAGTGGAGGGGGGGCTTTCATTCGCCGGCGCAGATGTTTGACCAGCCTCGCCGTAAAGGTACCAACCGGCTGTGCGCCCAAACACCTCCGCATATTTCTCAGCCGCCTTGCGGGAGATGGGGCGGTGACCATTGGCGTTGCTGATCATGAGGTCTTGGCTAATGCCAAGTGCGCGCTGGTTCGCACGCCACGCCTCGGTGGGCTTTGTGTAGCCGGCCTCACGAATTGCCTGCATCAATCGGTGCTTTGGTTCAGTCATTCGTACACAATGGCCGATTTGTGTCGTTCAAGGTGTACGATTTAAGCTTGACTGTCAGTCGTACGTAATGTACGAAAACCCGCATGACACGCGAACCAGCTTCCATTTCAGCCTTAATAGATACCTGGCCGACCATTGCCGAGTTCGCCTCGGAAGTTGGGTGTGGGTACGAGGCAGCACGGCAGATGAGGCGCCGCGAGAGCATCGCTCCAGAGCATTGGGCTGCGGTCGTCGTCTCGTGCGAACGCCGCGAGATCGAGGGTGTTACATTCGAATGGCTAGCTCGCCAGCGGACTAAGGCGACCGCTTCCGGAGAAGCCGCATGATCTCCTACGACTCCATCAAGTCGGGGGAGGTGGCGGCGCCGGTGAGCGAAGCTGTCCGCGATCTCGATATCGATCTCTCCGAGATCAAGCTTGACCAATCGGCGCAGCCACGCGAGAGCCTGAACAACGCCCGCATCGCGGAATACGCCGAAGCCATGAAGGCCGGCGATCAGTTCCCGCCTCTGACGGTCTTTCATGACAGTGATACCTACTGGCTGGCCGATGGCTTCCATCGGCACTACGCGGCGCAGCACGCCGGCCGGAAGCATGCCCGCTGCAATGTCCGCCAGGGCGGCTTGCGAGACGCGATCCTCTGGAGCGTCGGCGCCAATGCGAAGCATGGGCTGGCGCGGTCGGACGAGGATAAAAAGCGCGCCGTCATGCGCCTGCTCGATGATGCTGAGTGGTCTACTTGGGCCGACCGCGACATAGCCAAGCGCTGCCTCGTCTCGCATCCGTTCGTCGCCAAAATCCGGAAGGCTCATGCCGGTCTCACTGGAAACGTTACCAGTGAGAGAACCTACACGACCAAGCACGGCACAGTCGCCACCATGAAGACGGCCGGCATCAACGCCAGTCGCACTCAATTCCAAGCGAAAGCCTCCGAGGACAACGGCAGCATCACCGGCGGGGCCGGCACTGTGACGGGAGAGGCGAGTAGGCTCGCATCCGGGCGAACGGATGCAGGGGAGGCGACTTCGGTCGACCTCCCCACCGATTCCGCCGACGCGATCGAACGTGCATGGAAGCACGGATACCTGATCGGCTTCGGTTCCAGCGCAGAAGGATGGAACGGCGAGTATCCATTCCAAGGCGACGATATCGCGCTCAACAGCGACCCCCGATGGGTTGAGTGCCGCGACCTCGCGTTCGACGCGCACCGCCACGATCTTCTCAAATCCTCCGACGGCATGGCGTCCGGTTCGGAGCACCCCAGCGCCATTCGCAACGGGCCAGACATGGAGCAAGACGATGTAGACCGCAGCGCATTGCGCGCCAGCAGCGCCGTGGAAGTCGGCGCAACCAATTCGCCCGATGGGGCAACAGTTTCGGCCAGCAGTGGCCGTCCGGAGGGCAGTGAGCGGTTGCAGGTACTTCGCGAGCCCACAAACGCGGCAGAACCTGACGGGTGCGATCCCGAGAACAGCGCAGATGACGGATGGGATGTTGAAGCCGCTGGTGGAGCAGCGTCCGTCATCACCAATTCGCCGTCCTCCCAAGCGGCGGACCGCGCCCCGGAGGTATCCCCCCCAGCCTCCGAGGCATCCATTCTCAAGACGTTGAGCAAGGCTGATCAGATTCGCCGGCTCCGTCCTCATTGTCAGCATCCTGGTTCTGATCTCTGCGGCGGTTCTGGCAGGTCACACTGCCACGTCTGCAAGAAGGCGATGGAAGGGGAGGCGGCATGAACTCGCTGGTCGCCACTGCAGCAGAGATCATCCGCACCGATCCAGCGCTCGCCGCCGAGATCGCTCGGCAGATGGCGCCGAAGCCGGCCGGCGGGCTCACCCATCGCCAGCGTGAAGTTCTGGAGTTCATCCGGGCCTACTGCTCTGCACATGGCGTAACGCCCTCCTACAGCGAGATCGCGGCCGCGCTTGGCATAGCTTCGAAGGCAAGCATTGCGCGCCTTATCGGAGGGCTGGTGGAGCGCGGGTTTATCGATCGCATCCCGCATCGGCCGCGATCGATTGTCATTCGCGAGGTGGCGGCATGACGATCATCGCATTCCTCACGGGGCTGGTTCTAGGTGGGCTCACCGTAGGGTGGGCAGCGAGCCAGCAAATCCGTGAAGTCAAGGCTGAGGCGCTTCGGCTTATCTCCGCCAAGCATTCCATTGACCTCTCTGTAGAAGACGCCGCGCGGCAAGTAGAGGTCTGATGCGAACGGGTCGTTGTCATTCGAGGGTTTCGGTCTGGTCGCCCTGGGGCAACCAGCCGTTTCAAACAGATCAAGCTGCACAGGCTGAGGTTGGCGCTTCGAACTGTGCATTCGTGATCCCTTTCCTTCCGTTTTCTATCAGGCCTTTCCTGACCGGCACTCAGAACCAAGCCGGTCAGTCCCTTGACGCTCACGAGAGTGCCAAAGGGGATTTGTCATGCGTAACAAAAATCGCGGAACGGACGACATCATGCATGTGACGCGTATCGATGATCCGATCTGGCTTGGTGAGGAAGCCAAGCGCATGTCCACGGAGCTTCTTCGCAAGGAGCACCGCGGCCCGGGCGACACCATCGAGGCGGCAGCTCACCGCCTCCAAACGAAGCACCGCGTGGATGCTTCGATAATCCTACAGGGCTGGCAGCGTCCCGCTCGCGAAATGAAGGTTTCGCGGTGGATGTCGGTTTTCAAAGCCTACTGGGCCGAGTTCGGCGCCCAGCAGGCAGCAGCTTACGAGGAAAAACGAAATGGCACTTCGGCCCATCCGGCATTGGTTGGCCTCGCGGATTTTATCGCTGGGCGATCTGCTCAGCCGAGTGGGGACTAGGCGGGCGCTCTACGCGGTGACCGCCGTCGCCTCTCTCCTATTCCTGGCTTCGGTTGTGTTCGGAGCTGATGAGTTCACCGGCCTGAGCGGAAGGCCACAGGTTCAACGGGCAACGGCGGGAAGCTGGTGATGGCCGAAAACAGCAAGATCGAATGGACTGACCATACGTTCAATCCGTGGATTGGATGCACAAAGGTCTCGCCCGCATGTGACGGCTGCTACGCCGAAAACCTCATGGCAAACCGCTATGGCCGGGTCCGGTGGGGCGCGGGCGAATGTCGCCAGCGCACCGGCGCCGCGAACTGGCGCAAGCCCATCGCCTGGAACGAGGAGGCGGCAGGCAAAGCCGAGCCGACATTCGTGTTCTGCGCATCGCTGGCAGACGTCTTCGACAACGAGGTCGACGAGAGGTGGCGCTACGACCTCATGAACCTGATCGAGACGACGCCGCACCTGACCTGGCTCCTGCTGACCAAGCGCATCGGCAACGTGATCAAGATGACGGACCCGCTGCGTGGTTGCCGGATGCTGCCGAGGAACGCCGCAATCGGCGCGACCCTTCCGAACCAGTTTGAATACGACCGCGACCGCATGAAGCTTTGGGAGGTGAAAGAACGGCTGGAGCCGGCATTCACCTTCGGCAGCTTCGAGCCAATGCTTGGTCCGGTCATCCTCGACAAGCACGCGCCGGATTGGATCATAACCGGCGGCGAAACCGATCAGGGGCCGCACAAGGCTCGCGAAGCTGACCCGGCGTGGTTCCGGTCACTGATGCGCCAGTCGGGCAAACTCGGCCGCGCATTTTTCATGAAGCAGATGGCACGCAAAGCGCCGATCCCCGACGACCTACTCGTTCGGCAATGGCCCGTCGTCAATTCCCCATCCATCCAGCGCGCCACGGCGTGGTGACCAGAGGAGATCAGCATGAGCGAAGTTGGACATAACAGCGAACTGACACCTGCCGAGCGCGCCGCCCTGCGCATGCACCATGTGCGCAAGCTGCTCGAAATTGCGGATCGCATGAAGCCGATCCTCGAGGAACGGAAGTCGGCGCGCGCGTTGGCGAAGGCCGAGGGCTTCAAGCTGTCAGAAATCGACGCCGCGATCAGGCTGGCGACGATGGACGATACCGACATCTTCGTAGCCGAGATCAAGGAACTGATCGAGATCGCGAAGGCGTTCAACGCGCTGCCGCCGGGCGAGCAGGGTGATCTGTTCCCGGACCCGAGGCCGCTCGACGAGAAAGCATTCGACGAGGGCAAGGTCGCCGGCCTCAAGGGCATGAACCCGCAGCCGCCCTATGACGCAGGCAGTCAGTCCGGGCAAGCGTGGCTCCGTGGCTGGCACGAAGGCCAACGCATCATGCGCGAGGAACTGCAGTCGGCCATGGAGAAGGTGAATGCCGGATCCAAAGATGGCGATGAGCTGATCCAGGGCGCGGACGCTGATCCAGTCGAAGACCCATTCCCAACGGATGAGGCCGCTTAGGTGCTTCAGACCTTCGCTGCGGAACGCCCGATATGAGCAGTAACGTTTCACCCATCCTCCGGCTCGATCTCCTTCATCTTTGCAAGGAGGGCAGTGTTGTATTCTTTGCCGTCGGCGCCGTGATGGACTCGCCTGTGGCAAGTCTCGCACACGCCAATGACGAAGCGGGGATCGTCAGGGCCGCCGTCGCTCACTCTCCTGATGTGGTGTGGTTCGAGGTAGGGCGTTCCATCGACGCGTTTGAAGGAAGCGTCCTTCCCGCAACCTTCACAACAACCCTTGGCACGGGCAAGAACATAGTTCCGAACATCCTTGCTGCGTTCGTAGATCGTCCGCGCGGCGGTTCCTGCCTTTTCCGCAGGGACGCTGATGGCCGCGTATGCGCGGGCGCGGAGCGTCGCCAGGTCGAGCTTTACAATCGGGCCTTCATCTTCAACCGACGTGGAGATGGCATCGATCGGCCGAAGGAAGAAGATAATACCATCGCGAAAATTCTTCTTGCTGTCGCGGATGCGACGCCACTCGTAGCCTTCGCATACCATTTCGCCATCATAGCGGATGAGACCTCCGCTAATTTTGGTGAACATCAGCAACTGCTTGCCATTCTTCGAATGATCTCGGATTTCGAGATTGCCGTTCGTGAAGGTCTGGTCGCCTACTTGGCCTTCTCCACAATATTCGAAGACGCCGTCATCGCGCCATCGATCTTCGTACCCGGCCTGCTCTCCGGCTTTGCCGGTTACAAAGAATATCGTGAATCCGTTGGCAGCGTAGGAAATCCCAGACTGCTGGTTTCCACCGAGGATCGGGTGAACCTCGTTCCGCCGATTGTAAACGCGGCCGATCTCAAAACCCCAGGACATAGCGTGCTCCCCTTTGTTGCCCGGAAAGCAGCAAAGCAGGCCAGAGCTACTGCTTCGTTAAGGAGCGCCGCATGAACTCGCAGTCGTCAATCTTCATCCATGATTGGATAAAGCTCAAGGTCTTGGGGCGTCCGACCTGCCTGGAGACGCTTCAGGTCCGTCTCACCGACTTCGTACATGTTCCCATCGACAATGACACGCGCGGTCATGCCGTGCCGGTGAAAGAGCTTGCTGCTGATGAACACTCTCTCCAAGTGGGCCGCGACGGCCTTGCGTTGGGCAAGCTGCTTCTTGACGATGGCCCTTTTGGTCATGACCGAACTCCTCCCCGGAACCGAGATAAACGGGCAGGCAGGGGATTCGGTTGCAAATCAGCAGGCGAGAATATCGGCTTCTTTCGCGGCCTTCGTGAACGCCTTTCGCGCGGTCTCCGGCGGTTCGCTTCCGCCCAGCACCTTCATGCAGGTCATGCGAGCTTCCATCCGCGCACCGGTCTCGCCGATGGGCCAGTCGTACATCAGCATCTCGGCTGCCTGAAGTGTAGAGTAGACGTCGAGCTCCCTCGCGCCGATCTCCACGCGAACGGGCTTGTCGAAATCTCCTGCGTCTATGAGGTCGTCCATAACAACACCTCCTTTTTCAATGACTTACGCGGAGGTGCGCCACTTGGTTTCGTCACGAATGACGGGGCGGCATCATTAAAAGTGACCGAGACGCGGCGGCTGATGGCGGTCGTGTGGGCCATTGCGCTTCTTGGGATGGCAGTGTTTGTCGCTGTGATCGGAGGTGCGGGATGACGGCATCTGCACGCGGCCTATTCCGAGCCACTGGCAAGCAGTCGAAGCCTGTCGCCGCAATGATGCTCGACGGCACGATCGCCAAGGTCGAGTATCTCGAACGGGAGAAGGACGAGTTCTACCCAACACCGCCTGAGCCCACTCGAGCCTTCCTCCATGCCGAGATCGACCGGCTGCGTGACTTCGGCACGGTCTGGGAGCCGGCGGCTGGTGACGGCGCCATGGTGCGCGAGTTGGAATCGCTCGGGCTCCGCGTCGTCGCCTCTGATCTCGTCGACCGTGGATGCGGTGCCAAAATTCGTAGCTTCTACGACTGGAGCTGTCCCGTCGCCGGAGCCATCGTCACGAATCCTCCCTTCGCGGAATGCGGATGGGGCAATGGCAAGGCCCGTTGGTTGAAGCATGCGCTGAACATCCTCGATGTCGAGTACATGGCCCTGCTGCTCAACTGGACATGGCCCGGAGCCGGTGGTCTCGCTCCGTTCTGGGCAGAGCATCCCGCGGCTCGTGTGTACCTCATGCGCTGGAAGATCGATTTCACCGGCCAGGGTGCGCCGCCGATGCTCAATGGTTGGTTTGTCTGGGACAAGTCGCACCGCGGCGAAACCGTTCTTCGCATGTTGGATCGGAAAGACGCGCGACAGGGCGAACTCTTCGGCGGGGAGGCAGCATAATGGCTCTCATCCTCGGTCTCGACATCGCTACGACTACCGGTTTCGCCTGGTACGACGACAAAGCCAGCCTGTCGGCCGTCAAAACCGGCCTCATCAAGGCGCAAGGTGACAACGCCGAAGAAAAGGCGGCATCGCTGGCACAGCAGCTCGTGAAGATGTTCCGCGAGGGCAAGCCCGACTTCGTCGCGATCGAACAGCCTATGCGCAACGTTGTGTCGTTCAAGAAGAAGCGGCAGGACCTGGGCGGCGAGGTTGAAGAACAGACGATCAATCCGAATGCCTTGCAGCTTTCGAGCCTATCGGGAGCTGCGGTCGCGATCATCTCTGCGTATCGAGTGCCATGGGAGACGATACCGTCTGCGACGTGGCGCAAGGCGTTCCTAGGCATGGGCAGGTCGCCGGGATTCGATCGCGCGACTTGGAAGAAGGCAGCCGTGGAGCGTTGTCGCGCGCTCAAGATCGAGGTCCGCAGCGCTGACGCTGCGGAGGCCGTCGGGGTGGCGATCAGCGCAGCGAGCTCTCAGACATTTAAGATGCTTTCTAGGAACGCGGCATGATCGAACTGCAGCAAGGCCAGTGTTTCGGAGCGTGGACTGTTATCCGCTTCTCCCACATGGAGAGCGGCAACCGTCCGAAGTACCTATGCCGATGCCGTTGCGGCGTCGAAAAAACCGTCTTCTCTCGATCGCTACGTGAAGGAACGTCGAATAGTTGCGGGTGCGTAGCCAAGCCGGTCTGGTCGGAGGCAACTCGCCGAGCCAAGCTGAAACACGGTCACACGACTGATCGGTCCTATTCCCCCGAATATGCGGCCTGGATGGGGATGAAAGCCCGCTGCTACAACCCGAGCGAAGCCTGCTTCCCACGGTACGGCGGGCGCGGCATCGTCGTGTGCGACGAATGGCGGGGCAGTTTCGAGGTGTTCTTGGCTGACATGGGAGCGAAGCCAACTAGGGCTCATTCGATTGAGCGCAAGGACGTGAATGGTAACTACACTCCTGACAACTGCTGTTGGGAGACGCAGAAGCGGCAACAGCGCAACCGGCGAAATTCGCTGATCATCACTGCGTTCGGGCTCAACGTCCAAATCAATGACTTCTGCGAAGCAGTCGATGACGACCGACAACTGATCCGCACGAGGATCCAAAGGGGATGGTCGCAGGAGGGTGCGATCCTTCGCCCTTGCGGCAACAATCACGGCGATCATTCCGGAAGGCTGCCCGTCAACCTGAATAAACTGATCGCCTTCGTCGGGGCAGCCACCCAGACGTTCAAGCAGATGCTCAATCAGGCGAGGGCGGCATGACGACCGCCCTCATCTTTGCTGTCGAACTAGACGTGGCTTGGCCGTGTGTTGGCAGTGCCAGGCGGCATCTCCCCGTCTTCCATCAGAATGTCCTTCTTCCGTGCAAAAGCGACAAAGACGCCTCTCGCCGTTTCGGCATCGACTTCACCAGCCAACGCGGCCTTGCAGGCGCGGATAGCGGCTTTCTGTTCCGGGCTGTTGCCGCACCAATTCATCATGAATTGGTAAGCGTCAGCGACGGTGTTGAGTTGACGGGGAAATCCAAGCCCGACCCATACGCGGATTGGCTTTTCGAAAGGCTTTGCAAGCATCGTAGCCTCCCTCGATCTCAATCAAAATCAAGCGGGAATGCCGCCTTGGCCGGGCTTAGGCGCCGTCATCCAAGGCAGCGGTGTCGTGACTTCCTCGAAGATGTTGGCCGACTTCGCGAAGGTCGCGAAAGCTTCCCGCGCGCCCGAGAGCGAGAAATCACCCTCAAAGGCTCTCTGGCAAGCTTTCATTGCCGTCTCATATATCGGGCCACGTCTGGATTTCGGCCATTCGTAGAGGAATTCAAGCGCGTCTTCGAGGCATGCAATCTCCTCGATAAGGCTTCTCCCGTTCTTCACGAATACGGGTTTGTCGAACATCCGATCGTTCATCAGATCCTCCAGGTAGAACGAATTTTGGCGTTTCGGAACAGGGCGAAGCCACGCATGGCATCGGCCCCACGAGAATATGTGGTCGGAAATTTTCTTGATCAAGATGGATTTGGGGAGATGGCCGAATGAACGCCTATAGCCGAGACATTCGCCCCGCCCTTCCCGACGCCATCGAGGCCGAGCAGGCCTTGCTAGGCGCGATTCTGATCAACAACGACGCCTACTGGCGTGTGGCCGGCTTTCTCAAGCCTATGCACTTCTCGGAGAAGCTGCACGAGACGATCTACGAGACGGCCGGCACGATGATCGCGCAGGGCCGTTCAGCAAACCCAATCACAATGAAAGCCTACCTTCCTGCCGATCAGGTCATAGGCGACATCACTGTTGCGCAGTACCTCGCCCGGCTATGCACTGAAGCGGTCAACATCGTCGGCGCATATGACTACGGCAGGGCCATCATCGAGGTATGGGCGCGGCGGCAGCTCATATCGGTGGCGCAAGACTTGGACGAACTGTCGCGCTCCATGCCGGTCGACATGAGCCCGGAGAAAATCATCAATGAAGTGTCGGGCCGGCTTACCCAGATCGCTCAGGAGGGAAATGAGCGGGCCGGATCGGTCAAGTATGGCGTCCTCCTGCCGAGCGCCATCGACAAGGCTGCCAAGGCGGGCGACGACGCATCGTCGCGCATCCCGTGGTTCCTGCCGGAGATCACGACTGCCCTGGGCGATATCCGCCGCGGCAACCTGATCGGGCTCATGTCGGATTCGGGCGGCGGCAAGACCTCCTTCAGCCTCCAACAGTGCCGCTATGCCGCCTCGCTCGGCTTCAAGTCTGCGTTCTTCTCGATCGAGGTAACAGACGAGGAAGCCGCGCTCCAGGCTGCAGCTCAGCAGTCACATATCAGCCTCGGCCGGATTGACGCCTTCACACTCAACACCAAGGAGAAGGATGACCTCGAGCGCGAGATGATGGCGTCGACCGATTTACCGTTCTTCATCGTCGGCTTCGGTGAGTGTTCATTGTCGGATATCCGCGTGAAGGCCGAGGCGATGGTGAAGAGCCAAGGCCTGGACCTGATCGTCATCGACCACGCCAAGATGATCAGTTTGCCGAACCCAAAAGACATCTTCGCGGATCGGATCAACGCCCTCTATCGCGGACTCAAGGCGTTGGCGAAATCGCTCAACGTCGCGATCGTCATCCTCATTCAGAGGAACGATGACTGGAAACAGCGCTGGAAAGCTGGCGGCTCCATCCGGCCAATGATGGGCGACGCTTACGGCGGCTCAGGCGTTAAGCAGAACCTCGACGTTTGGTTCAGCCTGTACCGGCCGGAGCCGCTTTACAAAGAGCTGATCCCGCAAGCCCAGAAGCAGGAAAAGCGTGACGAGCTGATACAAAAGTACGACCGGTCACGCGGTACCGCCTGGGTCATCAATCACAAGCGCCGCCGCGGTGAACCGGGCCAGTCACCCGAGATCGGCTTTGAGGCGGAATTCACCATGTTCAAGTCGCTCGGCGCGGAAATGCCGCCGGCCTTTGAAGGATTCGAGAACTTCTGATGACCAAAGCTATGACATGCTGTGAAGCTGGATGTACGCGCCCTGTAAAGTGCCGAAACCTTTGCAATGCCCACTACCAGCAAGCGCTCAAAGCTGGACGGAAGACAGACGGACCGGGAACCAACCATGGCGCGCCACTTCTGTTTATCGAGGAGGTAGCTCGACGATGGGATCGTGACGAATGTCTCCTGTGGCCTTTCTCGACATCTGATAGCGGCTACGCCTTAGTATGGCTGGAAGGCCGGATGACGCGCGTCTCCCGCATTCTTTGCAGTGAAGAGCATGGACCGGCACCGTCAGACAGGCATGAAGCAGCACACGGTTGCGGAAAGGGGCATCGGGGATGCATCAACCGCCATCATCTTCGTTGGGCAACCCCTTCGGAGAACCAAGCTGATCGCATCAGACACGGAACCTCAAACCGAGGCGCTCGCCACGGGTTATCAAAGCTCTCCACCAATGATGTTCGCAGGATACGCGAGTTGGCGCGGACCCGGACTCGAACGGCCATAGCTGACGAGTTTGGATTGTCGGTTTCGACCGTCTGCGGGATTGTCAACGGTAAGTCTTGGGCGTGGCTGGAGGGTTCGGCATGTCGATGACTGATCCGAAGTCATTCTTGCCCGACTATAGTGCGCTGAACATCAGTGGGCGCTATCGCCCAGCCTTTAAGCTCTTCGCTGGAGAAAACTGGCGGTTCGTCCGCAAGGACGGCAAGCCCGTCGAGTGCGACACTGCTGGCCAGGCGATCGAGGCTGCGAAGGAGTGCGTCAAGCGCATCCTGAACCCGGAAATTCGGGCTGAGCAAATCGAGGCGCCGGTGAATGATGCGCTGGCCGACGAGGTACAGGCGTTCCTCGCTCGGCGGGAGCAGGAAGTCGCCGAGGAGCGCGCGAAGTTCGGCGCCATGTCCACGGTGTTCACGCGGAGTGGGAAGCAGGTGCCGGTTGAGGTAAAGAGGAGGCGGGCGTGAGACGTCCTCACAAATCCTGGCTGGCATCGGATGACTCCGAAGAATGGGCGGCGGCGATGGTCGCTTGTCAGAGCGGAGCACCGTGGGAGTGCAGTGAGCGGGGCGAATGCCAAAATGGCGGCGACTGCTTTACGAGCGATAGTGAAGGAGCGTGTGCAGCTTGGCGGATGATCCAAAATCTCAAGACGGAAAACGAGGTCACGCAGAAGCACCTTGATAGAGCTGTCCGGTTCCTCCGGTACGGTACCGATCGGGAGCGAGACCCACTATGAAACCTCTCAGTCTACACTGTATCGCTTGCGGCAAGGGCAAGCTGATCACCGTAGACAGCCGGCCGTGCCATGGCGGTATCCGTCGGCGCAAGGAATGCACGCGCTGCGGTTATCGCGTCACCACGATTGAAAAGGTCGTGGGCGAGATCAGACAGCGCAGGAAGCGCGTGCGGGAGGTGGCATGACCAAGCCAAAGGGCCAACTCGATGCGCTTCTCGACGGTCTCGGCATCAAGTTGGTGCCGATCTATCGCCGGCGTGCGGCGGCGCAAAGCCATGCCCGCGGCACCATGCACGAAATACGGAACCAATACGGTGATGGCCATCTGCTGTTCGTTCTGCGCTGTATTCGCCAGACTAAGAATAATCGAGACGAGCTCTGGAGCGAAACTATCGGTGCGGTATCCGACATCGTCATCCAGCGGCCTGATTGGGCCGAGCGCGCATCAGAACTGCTCGACGCCTTTGACCAGATCCCTCTTGGCGTCATGCGCGGCAAAGCCGTCCACCGCCGTCCCTGGCCCGTGCGCGCAACCTTGCGCGCTCTGATCTACGAACGCCTCGAAGCCATCCTTGACGAACCGGAGCAGCGTCTTGCCGTCTGAAATCGACTACGAATACGAGGCCGCAATGGCTGACCTGATCACCATTGTGAAGGCGCGCTTCATCGAGGCGGCCGACACCATCGCGCACATGGATGTCGGGCGCCTGAAGCCTTCACGTGAGCGGTCTCTGTGGCCGGCCTATCTGACGGAAAACGTTGGAGGCCATCATCCCGGCTACGGCATCAACGGGAACTACGTGCCCTATCGGCCGTCGAGCAAAACCATATCCAGAGCCGAAGAGGTGATGTACGGTTGGCTCCTCCGCCACGTCGCGAATGACGAGAGCAGGATGCTCGTAGGCAAGTGGGCTGCATGCCAGGCAACGCCGAAGCGGGTAGGCTCGTTTCGCGATTTCTGCAAGAAAAACGGAATTTCCCGTAGTACGGCAGATAGACGTGTAGCCGATGCGTTCAAAGCGGTTGCGGCTGCAATTCTCAAAAACGCTCAATCGTTACAAGGCCCTAACTGGTCGAGGGTGATGCCAATGATGCCAAATCAGCGTATTGATTTGGGCAAGATGGCGACAGTCACATCGTGGATGGCAGACGACGCCAAGCCGGTCGCATTCTGCGGTGAGGAGGCGGCTTAGAATTTTGCCGGTGTGGAGAAGGGGTCTATCTCGCCACGCTCATAACGTGGAGATCGCGGGTTCAAATCCCGCCACCGCAACCAGATCAGTCCGGCGGTGCTCGGCGCCGTGAAGGCTTGGGGATGTTCCCAGCCGTTCTGGACTGGCGTCATTGGGCGGCCTAAATCCCCTCCGACTATTTTCCCGGTCCAGCCAAAACATTTTGCTGATGGTAGGCGGAACATTCGATGGTGCGTGCTGTTCGGTCAGTTTCTCGAAGGGAGACTGGCTATGTTTTTGCGCGTCGACAAACTTCAGATCGAATTACCATCCCCCGCTAGGCAAGATGTCAACGCCGCCGCCGCGCTTCAGGAGTTGCTGGGTGGAAAGTACGGAGAGATGTCAACACTTGGGAACTATCTCTTTCAAAGTTTCAATTTCCGGTCGAAGAGCAAGCTGAGACCGTTCTACAGTTTGGTAGCGGCGATCACGGCCGAAGAGCTTGGCCATGTTGAGCTGGTTAGCAACGGAGTTGCTATGCTTGCCAATGGCCCTGACGAGCCCGACGGGGATATGGTCGGACCGACCGACATCACCGATGCTCCCTTTGACATGATGAAGGATGCCAGGCTCGCTGCCGGTTTCCTATCTCATGGCGGCGGTGCCGTGCCGATCGATTCGAACGGACTGAGCTGGAACAAAGATTTCGTGACGACGACCGGCAACGTCATCTTCGACCTCCTCCATAATTTCCATCTCGAATGCGGGGCCCGTTTGCATAAGTTACGGGTCTACGAGACGTTAACTGATCCCACTGGCCGGGAAGTCTGCGGTTACCTGCTGGTACGAGGATCTGTGCATGCTCACTCTTATGCTCTCGCGTTGAAGAAGATTACAGGCGTTGAGATCGAGAAAATGCTCCCGACGCCTAACATCCCCCTGGCAAACATCCCCGAAAGCCAGAAGTACCTCGAGGAAGGTTCGCACCGCCGTCTCTACACTTTCAGCCCTGACGACTATCGAGAGATATCCGGAATCTGGGGCAACGGAGAAGTGGCTCTCCCGGACGATCCTCCGGGGGAGTTGGAGGTTGTCGAGGGCCTGCCTGACGGCGGCAAGATCCAGGAGCTGGTTGGTGAGCCCTCCGCCTTCACTCCGGACTATGCTCCGGAGGAGATGTTTGAGATCGCAACCAAGCTGTATAAGGCTTCGCGGTGATCACGCTCTAGGGAGAGGGTCGGGCTAGGCCACCTCGTGATCGATCGGGCTAGACGGAAAAGCCTCAGTGGCTTTCTCGTTTAGTGTCCGGACTATGTCGGGTCTCCGATGGCGTCACCTTCGCACATTTCCATGTATTGGGTCAGGGCCTCCATGATGGTCTGCGCTCCCTGACGTGACATGAGGTAATCCACGCGACCGCCTTCGCTGATCAATCCGAGCAGACAGACAAGTTCGCCATCTTCGGCCTTGAGGACGTCCAAGTTCACACCCGAGAGGAATTGCGGTTCGTCAGGCATTGGTGCCTCCATAGGGTCGCGCCAAGGAAATGCCGCCGAGAGGAAGGGAATAGAAACTCCCGGCGGCCAATAAGCTCCCCGCCTCTCAGCACAGAGGCAGATTAACCTTTGCTAATGAAGATAGTTCCTTTGTGTAATGTGACGGTCGCATTACCGCTAGCGGTGGCAAGAGTTCGAACTTCGAGGGTAATAGTTTCAAATTATAGTGATTAATATGCGGATTGAGTTTGGTCACACCTGCTGACCTGACGTCATTAAGGAGAGCTAAATGGTGGCGCTAAGCGAACACTATGTCGACCTGAGGGATTGGCTCATTCCCACCGGGGCGCCAGGTTCAGATGTCCAAAACAACGCTGCCATGGTGGAACTACGCGCTTACCTGATTGCGAACCCTGGAAAGACCGTGGTTGGTCACAAGGGTGATATCTACAAGATCTCCGGTACCACCCAATACATTTGGCCGGCAGGGACGAGATTTTGCATTGATGGCGGCCGCTTCCAATGGAACGGTGACTACGGAGGAGGGGCGAGCAACCTTTTTGTGTTCAGTTCAGGGTGCTCTGTCGAGGGGCTGGAAATTGAAATTCTTGCAGGTTCGGCATTTCGGCGGCTTGTCGATTTCTTGGGCAATTGCGACGTCTCTGATCTCTATGTCCATGCTGAGCAGCAGATCGGCAACTCGGGTTCGGCGCCTCTACTCGATTATGCGGTGCGGTTTTATTACGACAGCAATCGCGTCAGGCGTGCTCGCGCGAAGAACATCGATTTCGCATTCTTTGCGTATGGCGGTGCCGACGCAATGCCCGGCATCGGAAACAGATTCGATGGCGTGGAAGTGGAGAGCTATGTCAATGGCTTCACGCTTCGAAATCTGACAGATGTCCGCAATATTGGATTTCGCTCCAAAACCCGTTCGCTCAACGCTACGCAAGATCCTGGTCACAACGGCCTCTTACACGGTGCCGTTCAGGACTACACGCTAACTGATTTCAAGGTTAGGGATGCCGGTGAGCACGGGGTCCGTTTCGGAGGGGCACGGGGCGCCGAGCAACACTCCCGATCACTCACGATCACTGGTGGCACGATCGAACGATCGGGTCAGTCTGGTCTCAAATTCTTCAATGGCGCTGCCGGCCAGCGATTTACGGACGTAAATGCTTCGGCCATCAACGTGATCGATTGCCAGTATGAGCCCGAGAATCCGACGGAACTGCCGGGCTTCAATGATGAAGGGTTCCTACTTCAACAGATTCAGAATGGCACGTTCACTGGACTTTCCTCCACACGTGCAGCGAATCCGACGGGGTTCGGCAGCGATTGCAGTGTGATTATAACCACGTCCAGCAATGTACTTGTTGATGGCCTCCTTGGTGGAAACCCAAGAAGGAATCTCATCCGCATTCAGGAGTTCGATGACGCATTCGGAACCGGTCACGTTGAAAGGCTGTCCAGCAATGTCATCACGATCAAGGGCGCAGTTGGCTACGGCATTGGCCAAGATGGTGTGTACCTCGATCACCCGACACAACCGATGCGTGACTTCGACGTCGACGCCGATATGATCGGCTCGGGCGCGGCCGGCTTTTACGCTCTAAATGGCTCTGCATCTGCCGCGCGGTACATGCAACCGGTCTTGCTTCGGGTGAAGCAGCGGAATTTTGCCGCTGGTCTCCACGGCCTACCAACGGGCGGTAACCCAAATCTAAAGATCGTAGACCTCTTCGCCTAGTGGCGAGGTGAGAATCTAGTGCCCGACCACGTGCTCCGGCTTCAGGAAAGGATCCGAAAACTTGGTGCTTACTACCTCTCGACCATAAACCGAGGTGCGTCTTCGCCTTCACCGGGTTATCGCCGGATTGTGAATCGAGCAGCCAGATCAGACCGGCGGATGGACGAGAAGGCCCGTCAACTGAGGAATGGCTTCCCTTGCCCGCTAATGTCGCTCCAGCCAGTGAGCATCTGCTTTACCCACTTGATGAGTTCGAGGCGATCGAGCGCAGGGCTGTCGGTGTCCTCGCGAGTTGCGCTGTAGGCGTCTTCTAGTCGCTTAAGGAAACGGGCCTGAAAGGTTGGGTCGCCTTCCTGAAGCGTCTGAACAATGCATGTGGCGAGTATGGCAACGCCCCGCTTTGCGTCATGGATCTGCTCGTCGATGGTGCCCCGGTCGACTTCGGGGTTTTCGTCAGGAACGGTTGAAGGGTAGACTGCGCGGATCGTCACGAACGGTTGATCGTGGGGCGCTGCCGGAAGCCCTCCCGGAGCGCGGAGACCTCAATATCGCAGCGTGGAGGGAGGGCGACTTAGTATCGGCTCTTGATGTGCTCCGCGAAAGGGGAAACCCAGCCAGAATACCCAAGAGCACCAAGAGAGATTAGGGCGTGGCTTGGTATCTCGGCGCGGGCAATGCTCTTCCATCCCCACCAGCGCTTCTCCTGAAGCACCTGGTATCCTTCCCAGGTGCGACGGCTGCGATACTCACGAACTCTGAGGCGGCGGGTGCCTGACATCTCCTTCATCATCCCACCCCAGTCTCTGGCATTTGCTTCAGCGCCGAAGCGGGGGGCTTCACGGGTCCATGCCAAGTGACGAGAACCTCCTCGTGCCGCGAGCCAGTACGGATGCCAAGGTAGATAGTGTGCCAAGGCTGCACGACCTGCGGTTCAAAGTTCTTCACCTCGAACTGACGATCGCCATCTCGCGCGTCGGCAAAGTGGCATACCGCACCGTCTTCGAAGGAGGACAGCCCGCTATAGTATTCCACGCGCACGACAGCCACTTCTACGTTGCCGTCCCCGTCATCAAAAGTTGCCCAATAGAGACCGGGCTTCGTCGGATGCTTACGTGTCATGTCCTTGCCTCCGTATCCGTCTACGGTTATAGATGTAACCGTTAACGCTTATGCTGTCAATAACCGTTAACGGTTATTTTTGCAGGAGGCCTTTTTGACTCAGTTACCGATAACGGATAATGCTCCGCGAATGGGGCGACCACCACTGAACAGAGATTCCGAGACGAAGATGACGGGCGTTCGGCTGACCGAAGAGGTTCGCCAGCGCATTGAAGCTCTCGTTGGACCGAACCGCATGGCCGCCTTCATTCGAGAGGCGATAGATGCGGAGCTAGAGCGGCGTGAGCGGGACACCGGACTTTCTGGGCCTACCAAACCTTCGAACGACTAACGTCGTCTACGGTGAAGAGACGATTGAGGTTGAGGCAGAGACGGTCGAACCCGTGTTCCATTGCTGCACCATCCAGCGTCTCGGCAAATGGGGCGACGCAGGCCGTCGCATGATCAACGATACCCACCACGGCGGTCTGCCTGTCCTGATCAAGCTCAGGGTGCGCCGGGCGCAGTGCTACGAGTGCGGGACGCGTGGCATCCGGGAGCACTTCACCTTCATCCAGCCAAAGAGGCACATGACCCGGCGGCTCGCGGACTACATCGCCAAGCAGACCGTCTTGGTCGGCGATACCAGCTCGGCAGCAGGCCGACACGTCTACGTCAGCGCCTCATCGGCGCGCCGGATCACCAACGCCTACATTGACAGGCACATCGACCGTCTGGAGCGCCCCACGCCGCGCGTGCTCGGGATCGATGAGAAGTACCTCGGCAGGGTCTTTCGCGCCGTCGTCGGGAACATCGAAGAGCGAACGGTCCTGAACATGCTGCCCGACCGCGACAAGAGCCTAGAGGCGTTCATCCGCGACCTTCCCGAAGCCGAGAAGGTCGAGGTCGTCTGCATAGACCAGTACGACCCCTACCGGACGATGATCAAGGATCTGCTGCCCGGCCGCGCCATCGTCACCGATCACTTCCATGTCGTCCGCAAGGCCAACGATGCCCTCGACCGGATCAGGCGCGGCATGGTCTCAGCCCTGAAGGATGAGGACAAGCGCACCGCCACCCGGCTGCGCATGAGCCAGAAGCTGTTCTATTGCCGCTCGCACGATCTGAAGGACGAGTGGCGGCGGTCCATCATGAGGTGGGAGCAGCGCTTCCCCATCCTGGGCAAGGCGTATTGGGCCAAGGAACGCTTCTACGACATGTATCTGGAGTGCAGCACCCCGGCCGAGGCGGAGGCCTATTACAAGCGCTGGAAGCGGGCGCTCGACCCGGACATCGCCGATCACTTCAACAACGTCGCCAACATCCAGCAGCGATGGCTGCCGCACGTCTTCGCCTACTTCGAGCACCCGTTCACCACGGCCTATGTCGAATCGCTCAACCGTGGCCTGAAGGCGCTGGCGGCCGAAGGGCGGCGCTACAGCTTCGAGACGATCCGGGGCAAACTTCTCCTGGCCGAGAAGCTGGAGAAGAAGACCTTCCGTGATCGGAACCCCGGCGCATCGGCGACAGGCGACACGACCCCGCTGGAGACGTTCAACTGGGGCATCGACATCGCCGCCATGAATCGGATGCTGGAGACCGAGGAAATCCACTACCAGCAGACCGAACGAGGCTATCGGATGGTGCGGGAGCGGAAAGGTCTTTCAACCGTCGAGCCCGTTTGGGACGAAGCTGCTTAGAGGACCCGTTCAACCATCCGTGGCGAATACCCCGACTTCGTCATTAGTCATATCGGCCTCCCACAAAAACAGCCACAGGAAACCAAAAATGGCGGTGACCGACAAGCAGAAATGCTTCGTCGCTCGGATCAGGGATGGCCATCGCGATATGAATGAAACGGTGGGCGTCTATTCGCCACCCCACATGTAGGCTGGAGCACGGAGATAATCCGTTTTGCATTCTGGGCATTTCCTAGCGCCACCGACGATCATGCTCATGCGATAGAATCTGCCGTGGTTTATTTCACATCGCGGGCAAAAAGGTTCTCCGCGTGGAGTGCCGTCTGGAAAGGCCTCGAACTTGAAACCTTCCTTTTCGACAAGTGACGCCTTGAATTCGAACGCTGACTTCAGGTGAGCAATCTCGGCGTCCTTATCCCGGAGTTCGTCAGCTATCTCAACCAGTCCGAGTTTTGCATCAGCAAGCGATCCCGTTAATTCGGCGATCTTGAGCTTCAACTCCGCTTGGTCGATTTGAACATCAACGTTGTTGAGTTCGCGAGCGAACCCAATGGCCGCAGTCACTGCGGAAATGGCCCCACCAATATCCATGTCTGTCCTCCCAAACCCACGCCATGAGAGCTTTGCCCAAGCGCTCGCAAAGGGCAAGACGGCAGCGGACGCATATGTTGAAGCGGGATATAAACCGAGCCGACACCATGCCTCGCGATTGGCAACAAATGGCAACGTGCAGGCAAGGGTGAGAGACATCCAGTCCAGAGTGGCCGAGAAGGCCGAATGGAGCGCCGCCGACAGGCTTGCCGCTCTCAAGCGCATCTCGGATGCCTCCGAGAAAGAAGACCCGCGGGTAGCCGTCTCCGCCATCTCTGAGGCCAACAAGATGCATGGCAGTCATGCGCCGACGAAGCACCAGCATGGCGGAACGATCGCAAGCGTCGACGTGACGAAGCTGAAGGGCATGACGGATAAGGAGCTCGAACTACTTGAACGCGCCCTTGTCCAGATCGGAATTGTTGACGGCGATCCGAGCCGAGCAGGAAGCGAGGAAATCTGAGGCCGATCGAGCACGAGAGCGGAAAGTCCTGCTCGGCTCGCACCTAGCCTTCACAACGAAGTTCTTTCTAGAGAAGGAGGGGCAGCCGTTCTCTGTCGCGCCTTTCCATCCGGTCATGTGCGAGACGCTCGACCGGGTGTTCTCGGGCGAGATCAAGCGGCTGATCATCAACATCCCGCCCGGTTACGGTAAGACCGAACTAGCGGTAATCAACTTCATTGCCCGTGGGTTTGCGGTCAATTCGCGATCCCGGTTCATCCACGCCAGCTATGCTGAGCCGCTGGCGCTGGATAATTCGACCAAGGTCAAGGACGTCATCAACCTCGACGGATACCAGGCCCATTGGCCGGTACGGATGAGGCAGGACCAGAACGCAAAAGGTCTCTGGAGGACCACCGACGGAGGGCATCTGCGCGCCGCGGCAGCGGGTCAGCCGATCACCGGCTTTCGCGCCGGCATTTTGGCTGAGCCTGGATTTACCGGCGCTCTGGTTATCGACGACCCGCTGAAACCGGACGATGCTTCATCGGATCCAACCCGCAAGTTTATCAATGCGCGGTGGGATAACACCTTCAAGTCTCGCCTGGCGCATGAAGATGTGCCGGTCATCGTCATCATGCAGCGCCTGCATGTCGATGATTTCGTCGCGCATCTGCTCGAGAAGTCCGGTGAGGAATGGCACCTTCTGCGCCTCCCGGTACTCATAGACGGAGAGGTTGAACCGCCGGCGGGCAGGGCGGTGATGATCCCCCATGGCCTCCCTGATGGCCCACTATGGAAAGAGAAACATACCCTCGACCAGATCAAGGTCTTGCAACTGTCGCCGCTGGTCTACGCAGGCCAGTATGTGCAGAGCCCGACAGTTGCGGGCGGTAACCTGTTCAAGACCGAATGGCTGCAGGAGTACGATGATCTGCCGCTTCTGTCTTGGCGCGCGATATACGCTGATACGGCGCAGAAGACGAAGGAGCGCAACGACTATACCGTCTTCGAGCATTGGGGCGCCGGCGTAGACGGCAAGGCCTATCTGATCGATTTGGTGAGAGGCCGATTTGAGGCTCCCGAGCTTGAAAAGACCGCGCTCGCCTTCTGGGCCAAAGCCAAGGCGATGTCTGCCGATCGGTATGGCCATCTCCGCAAGATGGCGGTGGAAGACAAGGTTTCAGGAACGGGCCTGATCCAGGCCGTGAGTAGGAAGGCCATTCCCGTCGTTGCGCTGCAAAGGGACCGGGACAAATACACCAGGGCGCTCGATGCCATTCCTTCCGTTGCAGCGGGCTTGGTGGTGCTGCCGCGGCTAGCGCCGTGGAAGCTCACCTTCACGTCCGAATACGCCGCTTTTCCTGATGGTTCCTTCGACGACCAGATCGACCCATTTATCGACGCCGTCGTTGAGATTTGCGGCGGCGGCACATTTACGCTCGACAACATCTAGACGGACGGCGACGAGATTCACCCCGCCGCCGTCGCCACAATTAGAGCTCTGCGCCTGCAAGCTTGGTCACAAGCTTCTGCCGATCCTCGAGAGATTTCAGGCGGATCGTTAGAGCCTCGCTCTTGACCGGCACCTGAGGCGGAAGACTGACCTCTACGTCGGGAGCATGTTCAGCGGCCCAGTTCTTGAAGCGAGGCAGCTTGTTCGGCCCGCTGATGGGAAACGTGAAGCTGTATTTGAAAGTCATTTGGCTCACCCAAAGTGAATGGCGACCAGCGAGCGAAGCGCAACCAAGCGCGGTTCGGCCGGTGCTCGGACAGTTCTGATGTCTTGGATTCACTTTCCTGGCGCCGCTCTTGCTCTCGCAGGTAGCGGCACCAGGCAGTCAGCCTATTTGAAGGCCGCCTTTGCAGACGGGGAAAAGGGCAAAGGAATTGGTGTGCATCGACGGTATGTCGGCCATCTCGCCGGTAATGTCAATTTGACCGCCCGCGGTCAGTTCGCCGCACGGAGGCAACATGGGATCGGTCGTTAACTTCGCTCGTGTGATCGGCGACAGCCTGACGAACCTCGTTTCTCGGATGGGGACGGAGCGAGACAAGGCGGCACACACCTTCTATGGCATGCCGCTCCTGTCGGATGAGCAGATAATCAATGCCTATCGCGGCGCCTGGCTGCCGCGGAAGATCGTCGACATTCCTGCACTCGATAGCTGCCGGAACTGGCGCAATTGGCAAGCCGGCGATCGCCAGATCGAGAAGATCGAAGCCGAGGAGAAGCGGCTGAACCTCCGCGGCAAAGTGCTGGAGGCGCGGATCAAGGCACGGCTTCTCGGCGGCGCGGGCATTCTGATCGGCACGGGCGAGCAAGAGATGATGCTGCCGCTCGATGTGGAGCGGATTGGGCGCGGCGGGGTGCAGTACCTGACGGTATTCACGCGTAAGCACCTCGCGGCGGGCGAGATCGATCGCGATCCTGGCTCGGAATTCTACGGAAGACCGTCATACTATCGAGTGAGCGCGAGAGACGGCCGGACGATCGATGTGCATCCGTCGCGGCTGGCTATCTTTCAGGGCAACTCCACGGGCGACGAGGATCTGGCATTCCACCAGGGCTGGGGAGATAGCGTGCTCGTCTCTGTTCTGGACGCGATCAAGAACGCCGATAGCACCGCGGCGAATATCGCCTCTCTAGTTTTCGAGGCGAAGGTCGACATCATCAGACTGCCGAACTTCATGGCTTCGCTGGGAGACGAGACCTACAAGAGGAAAATCCTCGAACGCTACACACTGGCCAACACGGCGAAAGGCATCAATGGCACGCTGCTCCTCGACAAGGAGGAGGAATATGAGAGCAAATCGGCCTCGTTCGCGACGCTGCCCGACATTCTCGACCGTTTCCTGACGATCGTCTCGGGCGCGGCCGACATCCCGGCTACGCGCCTTCTCGGCCAGTCACCTGCCGGCCTGAACAGCACCGGGGAAGCGGATTTGCGGAACTATTACGACCGCATTTCCGCCATGCAGGAAATCGAAATGACGCCAGCTCTCTACCGGCTGGACGAAGCTCTGATCTGCTCGGCACTCGGTTCACGCGATCCGTCCATCTACTATTCCTGGGCTCCGCTGTGGCAGATGACGGACAAAGAGCGGGCTGAAATCTTCAAGACGAAGGCAGATGCGGCGCGCGCGATCGCGGGTAGCGGTGGCATGTCGCCCGAGCTCATCCCGATAGAGGCGCTCAGCGATGGTCTGGTGAATGCGCTCGTCGAGGATGGTTCTCTGCCTGGGCTTGAAAAGGCCATCGAGGAGTACGGCCGCCTTTCCGAGCAAGAGGAAGACGAGGACGAAGCGGTGGCGGCCGTAGTGCCAGAGGGCTGAAGGGTTTTCAGTTCCCTGCCGCCGCATTCCCGGGAAGCTTTGGCAGCCATGCTAGAGCAGATTGAAACCAGTACTGCCGATTCGGCTTAAGTTCACCTCTCTGATCGAGAACGCCGACGCGTAAGCCAAAGGTTCGGCTTCCAGGTGGTTCATCGCTCGTTGCGTACAAGGGTGATCCGCAGTTCGGGCAGAAGACTTGTAGCCTCCGCCGGCCACTCTGTGCCTTTTTTGTATAGATCGCTGGCGAACCCTGGAGCAGTCGAAAAGCCTCTTCGGGGCACGGAGCTGTCACCCGAAAGGCCGTTCCAGACAGCTTCTGACAATCGTTGCAATGGCAGATGCGTACTCGATTGGGGTCAATCTCAGCCTCAAATGCGATCGCGCCGCAGTGACATGAACCGTTAACCCGCATCGGTCTCTCTCCCTCCAAAAGGAGACAATAGTGCAATTCACAGACGCTGTAACCGTAGCGGGAACGCGGCGGCGCGACGACGGCTACCTTGTTGCCGACGCCAGGATCGCACGCACGGGCATTCAGCTCTATGCCGGCCATGAAGTCGGCAAGCCGGATATGCCCTCCGTTCGTGTCTACCGGCCTGGCGACGAGGTTTTTTCGGAGACGACTTTGCGCTCCGCTGCCCATCGCCCGGTCACCAACGATCATCCCGACGAGCATGTGACCTCCGAAAATTGGAAGGAGTATGCCGTCGGCCAGACCGGTGACGAGATTGCCGGCGAGGGCATCTTCCTTCGCGTGCCCCTCATGGTGAGCGACGAAGCTGCCATAAGGGACATCGAGAACGGCAAGCGGGAGCTTTCGGCCGGTTATTGCTGCGATCTCGACTGGACCGCCGGCAAGACGTCTGCCGGTGAGGAATACGACGCAGTTCAACGGAACATCCGGGTCAACCACGTTGCGATCGTGCAGCGGGGAAGGGCCGGTCATCAGGTTCGCATCGGCGACGGTGCGAATGAGTGGGGCGCCGCCCCAATTTCCACCTCAGACAAGGAGAAAGTCACGATGGGTGACGCACTTCGTACTGTGGTCGTGGACGGACTGTCGGTTCAGACGACCGACCAGGGCGCCCAGGCCATTTCCAAGCTGATGAAGGATCTGGAGTCTTCCGCAGCCAAACTCGCCGATGCCGAGCAGCGCCACCAAGCCAAGCTCGCGGAGGTGAATGACGCCCATTCCAAGGCGTTCGCCGCCAAGGATGCCGACCTCGCCAAGAAGGACGAGGAGATCGGAGCTCTCAAGGCCGATCTCAAGAAGGCGCAGGACAGCGCGCCGAAGCCGGAAGACATCGACAAGATGGTCGCCGACCGTGCCCAGCTCGTCACGACCGTGAAGGCGATCGACGGCTCGATCGAGACGAACTGCAAGTCCGAGGCGGACCTGAAGCGCGCGGCGGTCAAGGCCAGGCTCGGCGATGAACTGGTGAAGGACGCTTCCGACGCCGAGGTCGCCGGCATGTTCAAGGCGATCGCCAAGGACGTGAAGGCGGCCGATCCGTTCCGCTCCGTCGTCCAGAGCGGTCTCCAGCCGATCAATGACGCCGACAAGTCGGCGGCCGATGCCTATGCCGCCATGGTGAAGGACATGCAGTCCGCTCACCTGCCGGCCCAGGCCAACTGAGGAGGGCCTGCACATGGCAACCTATCAGACGACCTATTCCGAAGCTCCGGCGAAGGGCCTTCACGGTCAGATCGCGTCGGAGGAGAAGAGCAACCGGATCAGTCGCACCGTGGAGAATGCTGATGGCGTTCGCTTCGGTCAGCCGGTCCAGCGCGGCGCGGGTGACCATGGCGTTGTTCCGCTGGCTTCGGGCACGTTCCTCGGCATCGCCATCCTGAACCCCGCGGTACCTGCGAGTGCGACGCTTCCCGACGCCTATCCGCAGTATTTCACCGGCGCCTTCATGACCCAAGGCCCGATGTATGTGATCGCGGGCGGCGCCGTCATCGATGGCGGCGAGGTTTTCTACAACACGTCCACCCACCGCTATGTCGGCGCGGCCGGTGCGAACATCGTCGGCCCGATTCCGGACGCTGTGTTCGACACGTCAGGCGGCAACGGTGACATCGTCGAGATCAGCCTGCGTTTGCGCGCCACCATTCATCCTGAAGCCGATACCGGCGGCGCCTGAGCCAGATCACGAAAAGGATCAATACAATGAACCAGATCATCCGCCAGCCTTTCGCTGACGCGCAGGCTGCATTCCCCTTCGTGATTTCGCAGGGGCGCAACATCGAGACGCGCATCTACCAGAAGCGCTATCCGACGTTCGATTACGGCTCTCACGTGCCGGTCATCACCGAGGGGAACGAATGGGCCATCGGTACCATGTTCTTCACGGTCGACATCGCCGGTGAGGCGAAGTTCATCTCGGGTGCGGCGAACGACATTCCGTTCTCGTCGGCCACCCGTGACCAGCACAGCCATGACTTCGCGATGATCGGCGCTGGCTGGGAGTGGAACCTGGAGGAGGTCAATCAGTCCTCGCTCTATGGCATTCCGCTCACCGACACCAAGGCCATGGCGTCGTCGCAGGCGATCGAACGGCTTCTCAATGGCATCGCCATGAGCGGTTCGGCCGAGAAGAACTGGACCGGCTTTGTCAACGATCCGACCGTGCCTCGCGTCGACGTCGCCGCCGACGGCTCGAGTTCGTCCACTTTCTGGGCCGACAAGGACAACGACCAGATCCTGCGCGACATCAACGACCTGATCGGCAGCGTCCGCGACAACACGTCGGAAATCGAGTGGATCGACAGTCTTCGTCTTCCGCCGTCGGCGTTCCGGCTCCTCAACAACCGTCGTCTCGGCGCCGGCGATGGCGTGCTCAACCTGCTCGATTACCTCCGGAAGAACAACGTCTACACCGCGGAGACCGGCCAGCAGCTCGACATTCGTCCGCTTCGCGAGCTTGCCTCGGCGTCTCAGGATGGCGGCGGCCGCATGATGGTTTATCGCCGCGACCCGGAGGTTGTGCGCTTCCACCTGCCGATGCCGCGCCGCGTGCTCCAGCCTCGGCCGAAGTCGATCATGGCCTTCGAGCAGGGTGTGATTGCGCGTACCGGCGGCACTGAATGGCGCCTGCCAGCCGCGGCGGCCTATGGCGACGAAATCACCGCTCCGGCGTAATGTGAGGAGGAGACGATGAAAGTCACCAACAACTCCAAGGCCCTCCAAGGCGTGTATTCGGCGAAGGGCGTGATCTACTTGAAACCGGGTGAGACGAAGGAGATCACCTTCTCGGACGTTGGAGCCAGGCAGGCCAGACGCCTGCCGTTCCTGAAGCTCGAAGGTTCGCCGCAGAGGGCGGCGGTGCCCGAGGTCGAGAGGACGCCGGCGGAAGTGCTCGCCATGGCCGAAGACGGCAGCGTGCCGTTCATGGCGTTTAAAGCGGCCGCAGCGAAGCTTCTCGGGGCTGCTACGCCAACGAAAAAGGATGAGATCGTCGCTGCACTCGTGGAGCTCGGCAATAAGGGCTGATCCCTGCTGGGCCGCGAGCGAATTCGCGGCCCACCTGCTCAACCTTTGAGACGGTCCCGGATTTTATCTTCGTTCTTGCCGAGACCGTGTTTTGTATCCTGCGCGAGACCGCCGGCAGTTCCGCCTGCTTGCATGCTTTTATCGCCCTTGGTTTTGCCTGACTTCTTCGTTTCGTCGCCGCGTTTTTCAGAACCCTTTGTTTTCTCTTTTGGCATGGCTCTCTCCCTGAGTGATGCCACCAAACATTGGCATCGGATTAAAGTTCCAGGAGGCAATAGGGCATGGCTGGATATGGAACCGATGACGGCTTCACCGACTATGTGACCGCGGCTGGTTACGACATGCCTGCCGGCAGTATTCCCGCCGCTCGTCAGCGCGGCAGTGCCTATATCGATGGTACCTTTGGCGCGCGATTTATCGGCATGCCGACAGGCGGATTGGAGCAGGAGCGGGAATGGCCGCGCATTGGTGTGCCGGAGGTAAGAGACGATCAGATACCCAAGCGGGTCGTGAACGCCTCCTACGAGGCCGCGCTGATAGAACTGCGCGAGCCTGGTTCCTTGTCCGCGGTCGTCAGCGGCACATCACTGGTGAAGCGGGAGAAGGTCGAAGGCGCCGTTGAGATGGAATATGCAGTGTCGGACCGTACCGATCTGACCACTGCGGCTCGCCCGGTTGTTACGGTGATCGAGGGTTTGTTGGCGCCTCTCTTGAAGACGCCAACGCCAGGCATTCTAGTGGTTTAGGCAGCTTTCTTGCGACCGCGCTTCTTCGGCTCTGGTTCGGCGGCCTTCTTCCTGCCGAGGCCCATCTTCTTTGCCATTTCCGATCTTACAGCGGCATAGCCCGGTGCTACCATCGGATAATCGCGCGGCAGGCCCCATTTGGCGCGGTAGTCATCCGGCGTCATGCCATAGTAGGTGGTCAGGTGACGCTTCAGCGACTTGAACTTCTTTCCGTCCTCAAGACAGATGATGTAGTCGTCATGCACCGACTTCTTGATGGGCACGGCGGGCTTTTGAAAAGGCTCTGAGTCTCCCGCTGGCGCGGCCCCTGCAAGTGCTCTTAGGGTCCCATGGATACTCTCGATCAGTGCGGGAAGTTCGGCCGCGGGAACCGGATTGTTGGAGACGTAGGCAGATACGATATCCGCGGTGAGTTCGATCTGGGAGTTTACTTCCGCGCGATCCGGATCAGTTTCCATTGCTGTGCTTTCCCCTTGGGTGTTGCCTGCAGCCTTCTAGGGCAGATGTTCTTGCGATTGCAATGAGACAATTCGAATGAGCGACCGTTTCGACTACGCGCGGATGCAGGCCACGGCGACGCGGTTGTTGGGACGCTTCAAGCAGGGGCGGGTTACCGTAATCCGCACCACGCAGGCGGAGAAGCCCGATGACTGGCCTACGTGGCAGCCGTGGGAAGGCGAGACGACTACAAACGTTTACGAGCTCGACGCGGTGGTGAAGGGCGTCAGCGCCAAGCTGGTCGACGGCGATGCGGTCGTTGCCACCGATCTCGAGCTGACTTGCTCGCACAAGATGGTTCTGGTCGAAGTGGATGGCGTGGCAGTGACACCGGCTCCGGTCGCGTTCGACGCCACCTTGCTCGATACGCTGAACATCGACGGCCGGCCGGTCACCATCGTGCGCGATCTCACGGTGCCGGCAGCAGGAATGCCGGTGGCGCATCGGTATGTGGTGAGGGCGTAATGGGGCTACTGAACATCATCCTTGGCTGAGGGGCCGCCTTCGTTTTCCAGGTTTCCAAGCCTCTTGGTGACCGATCGGCTGAATTTCAATCGTACGCCGGCGCCGTTGGAGCCTTCTTCAGGGATGAAGATAGCACCGAGTTCTTCCAGTGCGGCCTGAAGAGATGCGATCGTTTCATCGGATGGGGTGTCGATGCCGCGCTCGAACATTTCGATAACCGCTCCATCTACATTTGAGTTTTCAGCCAATTTGGAACGGCTGACCTCGACGATGGCACGTGCTGCCTTGCAAATCGGTCCGGTAATCATCGGATCCTCCATGACGTTCCAAGGGGTATCGCAAATGCTGAAGCGTCTTTCCAGCCGCGAAATCCTTGAAAACCTTGCCGCCGATTGGGAACCGCAGCTTCGAATCGGATGGATCGAGGCTGTCGCGGCGATCCGATCTAACATCATTCTGCGACGCATCGTCGAGCGGCTGGAGCGCAATGACGTGGCCGGCGCCGTCCGAGATCTCGGCATTGAGGATGGCGTCTTCGCCCGCTTCGAGAACACCATCGTGCAGGCGTACAATGCGGGCGGCTTCGCAACGATCGATGCGATGCCTCGGCTCCGCGATCCATCTGGTAATCGGATCGTCTTTTCGTGGGGCGTTCGCAATCTGGAGGGTGAGGCGGCCATCCGTCGGCACGCCGCGCGCGCTGTGACTGGCATGACGCAAGACATGCGGAGCGGTCTGGCTGAAATCTTCGCCGAGAACCTTGCTGCCGGAGCGAGCCCGCATCGCGCCGCATTGAATGCAGTGGGCCGCATCAATCGGGTGACAGGTAGGAGGGAAGGCGGCTTGTTGGGCCTCACCAGTGAGCAGATGCGCACTGCCAATTGGATCAGGCAGGCGATGCGCGACGGCGATACCAAACTGATGCGTCGGTATTTGGGTCTTCAGCTTCGCGACAAGGGGTTCGACCGGTCGGTGATCAAGGCGCTGCGAGAAGGAGTTGGCATGCCGGATATCGCGGAGCGCATCTCCTCACGGTACTCAGACAAGGCGCTCTACTACCGTGGCAAGGTCGTGGCCCGACATGAGACGATGACAGCACTCGACATGGCTCGGGATGATGCCTTTCGTCAGCAAATCGCCGACGGCAAGCTAAACGTGCAGGACATCACGAAAACCTGGCATCATACCGCACGTAAGAACGAGCGGCCGCAGCACAAGGCGATGCAAGGCCAGACGGTAGGGTTCAATGAGCCGTTCGTTGCGCCGGACGGCACGCGGCTTCGGTATCCGCGCGATGAGAACGCGCCGGTCGAACACACCATCGGCTGCTTCTGCCGGGCTGAGTATCGTATCGACTACACTGCGCAGGCGTTGCGCCGATATCAGGAACACGTGGGCGGCTGATGGCGCAGACATTCACGGCAACGATCGAGAACTGGACCCGTCGCGTCATAGGAGCCGAGGAAGCGGTCTTTAAGGAATCAGCGCAGGAACTGCTCGAAGAACTTAATCAGCAGCTTGAAAGCATGATCTACGAGACGCCGGAAAGCGAGGGCTACAAACGCACGAAGTTCCTCCAGGCCTCACTTATGGCATCCACTAGCGAGATGCCGCGCCTCAGCGTCGACAACCCCGGTGCTTCGGTCGTGCCAGACTTCGGACAGATCGAATTAGTCATCAACAACGCGGAGCTCGGGGAGACGATCTACCTCGGCTACACGGCGCGCTATGGCGCCTATGTCCATTATGGCACCTCCAAGATGCCGCCTCGCCAGTGGGTGGCATTGGTTGCCCAGCGATGGCGCGAGATCGTCGCCAGGGTTGCAGCTAGAGTAAAGGCGAGGTTCGGCTTATGAGCGCGACCGTGGAAACAGGCGTCTGGCAGGCGCTGCGTGCCCGTGTGGCTACACTGCCGGGCTTCACCATCAATTGGCCGATGGAGCCGTTCACGCCGCCTTCGGCTGGCGGGAAGCTGCTGCCGTTCGTCGAATGCCGGCACATGCCGAACCGCGTGAACCGCGTATTCATCGGCTCGGACGCACCACAGGAGCGACCGGGCATTCTGCAGATCACGCTCTGCTGGCCAGCGTCGGAGATAGGCACAGGATCCGGCAAGACGCACCCCGACGTTCTGATCCAGCGGGCAGGGGAGATCGCGGCGCATTTCCCGACAGATCATCGAATGACGTTTCAGGGTGTTTCCGTCCGCGTCGAGCGCGCGCCGGACGTGGCCCAGCCGTATCGCGACGACGCATATTGGCGAGCGCCTGTGAGCGTTCGGTACCGCTGCTACGCCTAGGCGCCCAGCCTAGCCTCTGCATGGTTGTCGTTCGCATCAGCGGGGGCGACCGTCAGCTTGACGCCCAGCGCGCGGGCAACGCCAAGGAGAGTGGAAAGCTTCGGGTCGCCTTTCTCGCTGAGCGCCTTGTAAAGCCCTTCGCGGGTGATGCCGGCCGCCTTGGCAACATCCGTCATGCCGATGGCGCGGGCAACATCGTTCAACGCGTGGGTGATGAATGCAGGATCGCCTTCCTCGAAGGCTGCTTCGAGATAGGCGGCGCGGTCTTCAGGGGTCTTGAGGTAATCCTGGATATCGAACTTGGTCGTTTCGAGGGCCATATCAGAGTTCCTTTGCCATTCGCTTGGCTTGGGTGATGTCGCTGCTTTGGGATGACTTGTCACCGCCGCACAGCAGGATGACGACCGTCTCGCCATCCCGAACGAAATACACCCGGTAGCCAGGGCCATAGGTAATCCGCATCTCGCTAACGCCTTCGCCAACGGCCTTCACGTCGCCGGGGTTTCCAGTCTCCATGCGCCGAATGCGGGTAGCGATGCGAATGCGAGCATTCCGGTCACGAAGCCCATCGAGCCATTTGGTGAAGACAGCGGTTTTGCGAACTTCGATCATGGCTTTTTGTAATCTGTAGTTCACAACAAGTCAAGCAAATTGTGATCTACAGTTCACAATTTTGGCCGTCTCCGCCCCTTCGGCAAGGGCTTCATCCAGCACAGGAGGCCGACATGGCCCTTTTCCCGGTTGCCGGTTCAAAGCTGTTCATCGGCGGCGTTCTGGCGGACAAAAGCACCGATTTCGTTGAGGCTGATTTCGACGGTCAGACGTTCGTCGAGATTGACGGTTGGTCGACCATGGGTGCCGCAGGCGACACCGCCGCGCTCATCACCACTTCGCTCATCAACCGCGGCCGCGACATCAAGCAGAAGGGCACGTGGAACGCTGGCCAGATGCAGAACACGTTCGCCATCATCGAAACCGATCCCGGCCAGATCGCGCTCATCGCAGCGTCCAAGACCCGAGACAACTACGCGTTCAAGGTCGAGCTTTCCTCCGGCGGCGAACGCTACTTCATCGGCCTGGTCATGAGCGCCGAAGAGGCGGGCGGCGATGCGAACACGATCTCGAACCTCAACGCGACGATCGAGATCAACTCCAACATCGTGAAGGTGGCTGCGTAATGGATATCTCCGCGCTCAAGCGAGACAGCAAGGCTGCAGAAGCCGGCGAGTGGGTTTCTGACATTCCCGGCCTGGAAGACGCCCGGCTGCGAGTTCGCGGACTTGCCAGCCCGACGGTGGTCGCTTTGCGGTCCCGAAAGGAACGCAAGGTCTCCCGCGAAGGTCGCGAGCGCGATGGCTCGCTGAAGCCCGAGGTGGCGATGAGGATTCTTGGTGAGGTTTTGCACGAGGCGGTGCTCCTCGAATGGGATGGTTTCACGGACGGTGGGAATCCGCTTCCGTATGACGCCGATCTTGCCAAGGAGTGGCTCACCAACCCTGACTATATGGCATTCGCAGATGCCGTGACCTGGGCGGCGAGCGTCGTCGACAAAGGCCGCGCCGATTATCAGGCGGACGCTGAGGGAAACTCCAAGCGGTCGTCGCACGCAGCCTCGCTGGCGACGACCTAATCCTGGAGGGTGATCTGTCGCCGGGCACCCTTGAATGGCTCAAAGCGTTCTGGGAACTGTCTACAGATCGTCAAATCGGCATGGGTGTCGGGCCGATACCTGCTTCCTCAATCCGTGCATGGGCTGAACGCTCCGGTTACGACGACGCCGAGACGGAGACGTTCCGGGCCTGTATCCGCGCGATGGATAGAGCCTACCTCGACTTTGCCAGCAAACCGGAAAGCGAGCGTCAGAAGGTCGAAAGCCGGACGCTCAGCGGTGAATTGTTCGATGCGCTGTTTGGCTAGAGCCGGGGTTCCCGTCGCGTTGAAGCTGGAATGTCTTCGTCTCGCGAGACTCCCGCTAGCTTGGCAAGATGACGTTCGATCAGAACCAGATAGGCAATCACGCCGCAGGAAAGCGCGGCAATCAGCAGTCCAATAGCCGCGCCGAAGAAGACGCCGAAGGGCGAACCGCTGAATAGGCGGTAACCCATAAATGCTGCCCCAATGACAATCGCTATGGCGATGACGCCATTCAGCGCAGTCAGCGTCTCTGCAAGAATTCTGTTCACCAAGCTCTCCCCGAATTGATCGGGAAGATAGCCCCAACCTGCCCGTGAGGTAAATATGGATATCGCGACGCTGGGCATCGCTGTCCGGTCGGATCAGGTTGATCAGGCAAACCGTTCCCTGGAGCGCTTCTCGCAAGTCTCAGGCACGGCTGAACGGGCCGCCCGCAACGTCGGGTCGGAATCGTCGAAAGCCGGCCGCATGGCTGCCGCCGCCAACGACAACGCCGCATCATCTGCTGCCCGAGCAGCCGCAGCCTATGGGGGGTTCGAACGTGCTGCGACGCTTGCGGCGCGCGCGGTCGGTGCTGTTGTCGGAGCTGCGGCCGGTGCTGCCCTTGTTCAGTTCGCAGATACATGGTCCGACATCAGTTCGCGTGTGGGTATCGCCGTGAAGGACATGGATGCCGCGCCCGCAGTGTTGGCGCGCATCGCCCAGACCGCGCGCATGACCTATTCCAACCTCGAACTAACGGCGGAAGGTTTCGTTCGAAACGCGACCGTTCTCAACGAGCTGGGCAAGTCCACACAGCAGCAACTCGACTATCAGGAAGCGCTCAACAACGCCTTGGTCGTTTCTGGTGCGAAGGGCCGGGCCGCAGAGTTCGTGCAGGAATCGCTCAACCGATCGATGGCACTCGGAGCGATGCGCGGCATCGAGCTCAACAACGTTCTGAATTATGGCGGCCGAGTTGCTGAGTTACTGGCGAAGCACTTCAACACCACTACCGGTGGGCTGATGCGCCTGGCGCAGGAAGGCAAGATCACAGGCGAGGTGCTGTTCAACGTCCTGACAAAGAATATGATCCAGCTTCGAGAAGAGGCTGAATCGATGCCAGCGACCATTGGCGACGGCATGATCCTCATTCGCAATGCTCTTCTTCAGTTCGTCGGCAGCATGGATCAGGCGCTCGGGGCATCGGAGACCTTTGCGGACGGCCTGATCATCGTGGCGGACAACATCGGCCGCGTCGTTAGCATCGGAGCAGCGGCGGTGACGATGTATGGTACCTATTATGTCGCATCATTTGTTGCCGCTCAGGTTGCCACGATGTCGCTTACCGGCGCGCTGACGCTTCTGCGCGCGGCTCTCATCCGGACCGGCATCGGCGCACTGGTCGTCCTGCTAGGTGAGTTCATCTACCAAATCGGAGAAGCCCGCCAGCACGTCGACACGTGGGGCGAAGCCTTCCAGGATGTTTTCGACCGGTCCAGAGCAATCCTGGTAGCTTTTGGCTACGGCTTCGAGAGCATTGTCGCCAATCTCCAGTCGATCTGGGCGACGTTTCTCGCAGATATGGTCGAGGGGTTCGAAGCATCCTTCGGTGGCATCCTCAGAGCGTTCGGCGTCGGCGTCGAGCAGGTTTCGGGTATCATTTCCGATCTACGCAACGAGGCTGAAATTGCTTCGGCGCTTGCCGATGCGACGGGAAATCTGGCCAAATACGCTTGGGACCATGCTCTCAGGCCGCGAGAAGGTGCGAACGATGGGATTCCCAACGGCGGGGGAAGGTCTGTTGCAGGTGCCGAGAGTGTCGACAAGGCTGCACAGCGTGCCGCTGATCGATACAAGAGAATCGTTCAGAGTGCCCAACAGTTCATAGCTGCTCAGCAGCTTGAAGCGCAGGTCATTGGTATGACTGAGCGTGAGGCGAACAAGCTGCGCTACACTCAGGACCTACTCAACCAGGCACAGAGCGCAGGCATTAAACTCACGGCGTCGCAAAAGGCCGAGCTGGAAGGCCTTGCCGCTTCAATGGCGGAGACCGAGGCGCGCACAAGTGCATTGCAGCAGGCGTTCGACTTCGCGAAGGACGTCACCAAGGGCTTCTTCAACGACTTCCGTTCCGGTTTGGAGCAGGGCAAGGGCGTGCTCCGAAGCTTCGCAGACGCGGCCATGAATGCGCTGAGCCGCATTGCTGACAAGCTCATCGATATGGCGATAAATAATTTGTGGGCGAACGCCTTCAGCGGAGGGACTTCATCTGGCGGCGGATCGGGCGTCTTCGGCAGCCTGTTCAACGGCCTTGGGAAGCTTTTCGGCTTTTCCTCGGGCGGATGGACCGGCAACGGAGCGACCAGCGCGGTCGCTGGCGCCGTCCATGGTCAGGAGTTCGTCGTTCGCGCCGGGCCCGCGGCTCAGCATCGGCAATTGCTCGAGGCGATCAATGCCGGACGGCCAATCGGCGCCAACAACAATGTGCCTGTCGCATCAAATCAGAACGGCACGTCGACGGTGCGTATTGAACTTGCCGACGGTCTGAAGGCAGAGATCATCGGAGAGGCGAACCAGAATGCCATTCAGATCGTCCGCCAGAACAACCAAGCCATGGCGAACTACAAGCAGAACGGAGGCGAGTGATGGTGCCTCCGGTTTTCACTCTGCCCGAACTCGGCTTTCAGCAGGTGCGATTCGACCTCATTGTGCCGGAAAACCTCAACCGCATGGAAGGTCGCTTTACCGAGGGCCAGGTGTTCGGCACACCCTATTGGGTGACGGAGCTCCGTTATGGTCATCTCGAGCCGCTTCCGTATGGAAAGGCTGATGCCTTCGTTCGGCGCGTGACGACACGGGGCGGTGTGTTCAGGGCCTGCGACATATTCAGGTCCCGGCCGATCGAGCACGATGATGGTAACGGGACGCCGCTCTCCGGCACTCGTGCGGGCGGCGGCGCGTTCGATGGCACCGCGACCCTCCAGTCGATCACCAATAGCCGAACGGTTGTCGTCAGTGGCCTTCCGCCGCTCTTCCAGTTCCGCGAAGGCGATTATGCCGAGTTCCGTCGATCGGCAAATGTGGTGGCGCTGCACTCTTTAGAGGCTGATGCCCGCGCATCCAGCTCAGGCGTTGTGACGCTCAGCCTGGATCCTGCCTATGACGCACAGAATTTCCCGGTTTCCGGCACAACGGTCAATTTCGAGAAGGCGAGTTGCCTGATGAAGATCGAGCCCGGCTCCTACTCAGGGCAGAAGTCTCAGCAAGACAGATCGCCATCGTTCTCAGCTGCGGAGATGTTCTTTTCATGAGCCTAGACCCCGCCGTTCAGGATCAGCTCGACAGCGGGCAGATCGCGCGCCTCGACCTGATCCGGTTCGACCTGCCCGGCAAGTCCGTCGGCTATCATCGGGGAGGGCGGCCGTACACCTACAACGGCCTAACCTATCTGCCGAACCGCTGGCTACAGATCGGATCGATGACGTCGGCCCTAGGCGTGGCGGTCACTACCCGGACGATCGTCTTCTCCAACGTCCCTGTCGAAAACCCTGACGATGCGATCGCCAAGATCGAGCTCTATGACTACCAGAATGTGCCGGTCATCATCTCGCATCTGGCGGGCGAGCCGGGCACGAACAACGTTCTGGGCATTCTGGCGTCCTCGATCTACGAGATCGACCAGGTGCGCTATCAGAAGGGTGCCATGGGAGCCAATGGCGAGCGCTCTCTGACGCTGGAAATCGACCTCCAGCCGCCGGGCCGCTCAGCGCGCGGTGCGACGCTGGTAAAGGTTTCTCCGGCCGAGCAGAACTTCGACAACGATCCGACAGACACCAGCCTTGAATATGTCGCTGTCAACGCGAGTTGGCCGCAGGAATGGGGGCAACGCAGTGGCTAAGACGCGCTTTGAGATAGTCGCTGTCGTTGTCGAGAAGGAGATGGCGAAGGCCTACCGCTATGGGACGGCCGATTGCTTCTTCTTCGGCTGCCGCGTTGCCGATGCTCTCGATAAGAGGCTCAAGCTCACCTCGACTTATCGCGGCTCCTACAAGACGCTGCTCGGCGCCCAGAGAGCCTTGAGAAGGCGAGGCTTCAAGTCGCTCGTCGACCTCTTCGCCACGCATTTGGAGCCATGTGCGCCGGCGGCGGCACGCATGGGCGATGTCGTCATACTCCAACTCGACAATGCCGAGCATGTCGGCATCTGCAACGGCGCCCGCTTCGTCACCAAAACCGAGCGCGGTCGTTCGTTTCATGACCTCTCAGCCGTGAAGGCTGCGTTCCACGTCGGCTAGACCCAGGTAGCATTTCATGGCGATTTTCACCGCGATCGGCACGGCGATCGCCGGAGCGCTGTTTGCTGGCTCGGCGCTGGCGGCCTCTATCATCTCCGGCGGCTTGGCGTTCGCCGCCAATCTGGCCTTCAGCTATCTCAACCGTCCGAAGAAGCGCACCTATTCGGCTGTACAGGGCGACGCGCAGTTCGGCGGCAATATACCGGTCGGCACGCTTTACGGCATCGGAAAGATCAATCGCGGTCAGCGGCTTTATTGGGCGAAGTGGGGCAGCGGAAATAAGTATAACGTCGACGTCTGGCGCCTTGCTAACGGCTGGTGCGATGGGCTGGAGCCGGAGGTCTATTTCTACGGCAAGAAGCACATCCTTGAGCCGGTCGCCACGATCGGCAACGAGGCGGCGCGCTATCAGGTCTCCGGCTTCGGCGAGAAGTTGACGATCCGTTTCTATGACGGCCGCCCGGGACAGCAAGCAGACGCTCGTCTCGTCAGCGTCACGAACTCGCTCGGCACGCCTTGGAAGGCGACCAGCCGATGCACTGGCATGGCCTATGTCATCATCGAGCGCGAATGGGATGAGAACCTGTTCAGCCAGGGCCATCCTGAGATCGAATTTGTGCTGCGCGGCCTGCGCCTCTACGATCCGCGCAAAGACAGCACCGTTGTCGGCGGCAGCGGTTCACACAGGCTTAACCAGCCGTCCACATGGGAGTTTTCTCAGAACCCCGCGCTCCAACGCCTGAACTATCAGTTGGGCCTGCGCGGTCTGATCTCGCAACGGTCGCTCATCGGCGAAGGCAAGAGCCTCGGCCAACTCGACCTCGGCACCTACTTCGCGGCGATGAATGTCTGCGACACGCTGCGCAACGGCAAGCCGACCTATCAGGCCGCGCTCTACGTCTCCTCCGATGACGATCATACCGAGGTGCTGAAGGAGTTCGACGATGCGATGGCCGGCTATGGCCTCAATCGCCGGGGGCTATCTGGTGTCATCCCGGGTGCGCCGCAGATTCCGGTGGCGACGATCACAGCGAATGATATCCCGGTCGAACGCGCGCAGCAAAAGCAGCTCAGGAAGTCTGCGTTCGAGCTCTACAACTACCTTTCCGGCCAATTCATCTCGCGGGAGGATCAGTGGAACCCGGCCAGTTTGAAACCGGTCTATGTCAGTGCCGACGTCGCCGCCGACGGCAGGCCCCGGCAGACCTCGAACGACTTCCTGCAGGTCTCCGATCCGGATATCGCGCAATACCTGCTCAACATCCGCTACCGCCAGAACCGGAAGGGCGGATCAGCTACGGTTCCCGTTTCGCGCCGGCTGGGCTTGGGTGTCCAGGAAGGCGAATGGATCACCTTCGACGGCCGGACCTGGTTGATCCGCGAATGGCAGTGTGACGAGAGCTTCAACGTCACGCTGACCCTCGCGGAGACCGGTGCCGATGTCTATTCGGAAGCTGGTATCGAGCCTGGCCCGATCATCATTCCCTCGACGCCGCCGATCAATCCATCGCTGCTTTCGACGGTCCAGAACTTCAATGTCGAAGTGGGGATGATTGGTGGTTCGGAAGGCTATCAGGTGCCGGCGCTCCGCTTTACCTGGGATCCGCCGGCTGATCCGACGATCAGGGCGGTAAGGTTCTTCTACTGCGTCGGTATGAGCTCGACCGGAGCCACCATCTATGAAGACCAAACGGCAGATGCTGAAGCTGGCGAGTGCATCACGACCAAGAATGTTGTTTCGGGCGTTTTCTACACGGCCAGAGCGACGATCTCGACAAGACCGGATCGGTTCAAGAGCTTCACGCCTTGGAAGACGACGGCGACGGTCACTGGGCCGCTGACGGTCTATCCGGAGGGTCTTGTCGAGGAAATCCAAGAAGTGGTCGCAGAGGCCACAGAATGGATCGGTAACGGCACCCGTGAGCTGATCGAGGAAGCGCGCCGCAATCTGAACAATGACAGCGGCGGTTCGGCTCAGTCGTATCTCGACAGGCAGGTGCTTCGGCGTGAACTGACGTCGACGTCCCAGCGGGCCGAGGCAAAGTGGACCGAGGACATCCTTGCGGCGACCGGGCCGGGCTCGGCGATCGTCCTTCGGCTGGAAACGCTTGAGGTCAAGGTCGAGGGCGACATTGCGACGGCGGTTGACCTGCTTCAAACGCAAATCACCACGATCGATGGCCGGGTCACGGCGAATGCGAATGCGGTGACAGCGCTCACCGCACAGGTTGGTAACTTTACGGCGGCCGGGCTTTTCCGTGTTGAGACGGTTGCGACGGAAACGGGCGCTCAGTCGACCATCGGACTTAGTGCATCCGCCACGGGCGGCGGTACGACGCACACAGCGGCATTGTTCATCAGCGCTCTCACGGGTGGGCTTAGCCGCGTGACGGTCGTCGCCGACCAGTTTGCGATTACCGACGGCTCGTCGAGGGCTAATCCATTCATATTTCAAGGTGGTGTGGCTCGCATGAACATGGCTAACATCGGAACAGTCACGGCCGGCGTGATCCGATCGCCCGACAACCGGTTCATCATAACCCTCTCCAACGGCAGCATCGAGTGGTTTGAATGATGGCTTCACGTGGCTTTCTGAAGGATGTCGGGGGGCAAAAGCGCATGCGGTTCGTCAAAGCGCCGCATGACGCCAACAATCTTGCGGTCCCCAACAACCAGGTGATCTTCGACAGCGAGGACATCGGGAACTTGTCCATTTATCGATACGGTGAGTGGGCAAGTCCGCAATATACGGGGACCGGTGTGAAAGTAGACAGCAAGGTCATTACATGGCCAACTCTGCCCTACATTCCGCTAATCACGCTCCAATGCGACTATTCGCTGTCAGGAGCGACGTGGACCGGATGGGCGCATGCTATGACGGCACCCATTGCGTTCAACCAGTTTCGCATGTGGTGTCATAACGACGGATTGCACGTCTACTACGAAAAGACGTTCAATTCCGATCCCGACTACATCGCGATCAGGTGGCAGACATATAGGTTCTCGACCTGATGGCTAAGCGGGGAAAAATCCAGCTTTCCGGCGCCAATCCGATCTTTCGAATTTCGAAACCGGGCGTCGACGTGGATTCGGCGGGAGAGAATGATTTTCTCCTGCATGAGGATCATCTCTATTCGCAGCCGTTTTGGTGGCAATTCATTGCCTGCCCATTTTCCGGATACGAGGGAGTGGAGGTTCGAGACCAGACGGTGAATCGGACCATACCGAACACCGGTTCTGTGCCGATGAGCATAATTTATCCAGTGGGGAGTAACGGGACCATCATCTTTCCATTCCCCAAGTCCGAAGCCGCGGGCTCAAGTGCGAATGGCTTTCCGGGCTTGGAGCGCTGGTACATTTGGCACAGTGTGACGCGGACACAATTATCGGTACGGTTTCTGAAGAACGACAATAGCCGTCGCTCCCCTCAAGGCTGCTACGTGATGCTGATGAGGCTGCCAAGTGTCTAGAGCAAGACTGGATGCGAACGGCCCCATCATCGCGAAACCCGGCTATGACGTCGACACAGCGCCACTCGCGCAGCTTGCGTTCTCACCAGCTTGGGTGGCGGCACGCATCGCTTTGAGTGGCACCGTAACGGTGGCGCCGTTCTCGGGGTTCATGGATGCCTTTTATGACCGCGCCACGGTGAGCTATGGGCGCACCTTTGCAATGCCACCCATTGTTATGGTGGCGGGAATCGAGAGCGGACGACGCAATGTCACCGCGTTCTGGGCTGCTGGTATCCCGGCATCGGGTACGGCGCGACTGTTCCCATATTACGAAATAGAGGCTGGAACTACCGGTTTCACTCTCAACGTTTTCAGGAAGACACAGGGCGGCCCAACAGATGCGCCAGCCACTTGGCGTTATGTCGTCCTTGAGAACACTCTCCAGACCTAACGACCTGACTCATCCTTCAGCCCCCACAAACCTAACCCATCCCACCGGAGCATTCCATGAACACCGACACCCTGTCGGCCGGCGAAGCCGTGCCGCAGCAGCGGACGATTCAACTCGACCGTGTCGCTGCCTACTTCCAGCGCCGTGCGCTCGCGGCCGAGAACGACTGCCTACTGCTCGCGGCGGAGGTGCGTGACCTCGTCGGCATTGTGAGCCAACTGCAGGAGCAGGTAAGCCGACTGCAGCAGCCCGCGGAAGAGGGGGGCGAATAGCCATGGTGCAGGCCTTCTACAATATTGGTACGGCGACCGTTGCTGCCAATGGAACAGCGGTAACGGGGCAGGGGACGCAGTGGCAGCAGTCCGTTCGTCCAGGTGACCTCTTTGGAACCCACAAAGGTACAGGCATCCGCATCGCGTCAGTGAACAGCAACACTTCGCTGACGCTGGCGTACGCCTGGACCGGATCCGCGCAAACCGCGGCCGCCTATGAAATCCAGTTCACGCCGTACGATGCTGGTTATCAGGCTGCCATCGAACAGCTCATTTCCATGATCGGAAGCGGCAACAACGCTGCGCTTGGTGCTTTGGTTGGGGCAGCAAATCGTCTGCCGTTTTTCACCGGCGCCGGCACAATGGATACGACCGCGCTGACGCCGTTCATGCGAACGCTGCTGGACGATGCAAATCAGGCCGATGCTCGAGGAACGCTTGGGGCTGCTCCGACCGCATCGCCGACATTCACCACCCGCGCCGACTTTGCCGGCGGCCCGGCTGGGCTTGAAATTGTTTCCGGTGCGGCCACGCCTGCGAAGCACACCCTTCGATATGGCACCGGCAATCTGGTTCTCAGCGCTGCCCCTGGTGGCAACCTCTACTTCAACTTCGATAGCGGCAATGACGTCCTGATCGGCCCGCAGGGCCGAGCGGCCTATCATCGTGGGAACGTCCTCGGAGCGGTCGGCCAATCTGGAGGAGTGCCCACCGGCGCGATCATCGATCGTGGATCGAATGCGAATGGTGAGTTCGTCCGGTTTGCGGACGGAACGCAGATTACCTTCCGGCAAGTGATTTATAGCACCACCATTACGACCGCAGTGGGTAACGGATTTTGGGCGAGTGACGTTGTCCATGCGCCGTTCGCTGCCAGCTTTGTCGCTGCGCCCATAGTACAGGTCACGGCACTGCGACCGGCTGGTTGTCCCTACGGGACCTACGCATCGCCGAACATTCCCACCACATCAAGCATGTCGATATCGATCGTTAGTGTTTCATCGATCGGTGCCGCCTTTGAGCACCCGGTCAATGTTGTGGCAGTTGGAAGGTGGTTTTGATGCACATCATCCTCTCTCCTCAACTTCGCGACGACGCTCTCACAGTTTCCAAGGCCAGTGACGTGCTGACGATCAATGGTGAGCCTTTCGACTTCTCGGATCTACCTGATGGCGCGACTATCCCGGCCGGCGAAGTGCCATGTGAATGGATCGTCGGTACTGTCGAACGCGTAGGCGGCGATCTGCGCCTGACGCTCATTCTCCCGCACGGACCGAAGCCGGAGTCGTGGCAGGCCTTCCCTGAGCCGATAATCTCGCCCGAGGACGGGCAGCTTGATCTGCCATGGGACACCTATCAGGAGACTACAGAGGAAGAGGTTGTCGGCGGCAAACGCGTCACCGTAACCACCTATCGGTGGCACCAATCGCCAACCGTCGATTCAACCTTCATTCCAGCACCAGAAATCGAGGAGCCCGGCGATGTGGAAGCCTGATCCAGCGAACATCATTACAGCCGAGCAGAAGGTGGCACAGGCGCAGGCTGCACTCGTCGAGGAGTTCCGCACGGCGATCCAAGCGCATGTCGACGCTACGGCGCAGTCCCGGCGCTACGACAGCGGCAACTCTCTCGCCAGCTACGTCGCCAGCACCAATCCGATCTGGGCGACCGAAGCGCAGGCCTTCGTTGCCTGGCGAGATGGCGGCTGGGCCTATGCCTATGCCGAACTCGACAAGGTGCTTGCCAGCGAGCGCGAGCAGCCGACGGTCGAGGGCTTCATTGGCGAACTGGATCCGATGATGTGGCCGGACTAGCCAACCCACCTAAAAAAAAGACCGGCGCGGTGGCCGGTCTGTAACAGGGACAATACAGATGCTCCCGGGGATGGAGGGGGATGGGTGCATCTACCACTTCAACGGCTGGTTGCCGATTTGGTTCCTGTAAAAGAAAAACGGCCGGCTTTGGAGCCGGCCAGTTGATCCCGACAAGATATGTAACCATCCATGCGGAGAGAGGGTATCCATGGTGGCTGCACCTATTAAAAAGCCATCGACTGCGTCTGCTCTAGTTACCCAATTGGTCGCTCCAGTGCATCCTTAAGCGCGGCGACACACTCCGGACAAAGCTCAATTGTGTATCGGTAGCGGGAGGCGTCATAGATGCCATCAGCCTCGAAGGTGAGGACGAGGCAATCGCCGTCTCGTTCGATGTCCCCGGCGTTTAGCGATTGTTTGCTGATGAGCTTCTTCCGGCCCGGCCTTTTCGCCGGCTCCACGTAGATGCGCATGGTTTACCCTCAAGCCCGTGTTGAGGCGACTGACCTTAGCCAGCCAATCACGGGGTGGCACCTCCCATTTGGTAGTAGCGCTACCAAGGGCTAATTCCCGGGGCCCCAACCCACCTTCTGACACAATGCCAGCAATCGCCCGCGCGAGCGGGGGAAAGGACTTCGCATGCGCGTAGACTACGACATCGCCATGGAGATCGCTTCGCATGAGGCGATCGTGCGCCAGGCCTACAAGGACAGCGTAGGCGTCTGGACCTGGAGCGTCGGTCTGACGTCGGCGACCGGTCATATCGTCGACCGTTACATCGGCAAGTCGCAGTCGCTCGAGCACTGCCTTCGCGTCTATGTGTGGGCGCTCGATAACTACGCCGATGCCGTTCGAAAGGCATTCGCCGGCATTCCACTCACCAAAGCGCAGTTTGCCGCGGCACTGTCGTTCCATTGGAACACCGGCGCAATCGAGCGCGCCTCGTGGGTGAAGAAGTTCAAGGCCGGCGATATCATCGGCGCCCGCAAGGCATTCATGGACTGGCGCAAGCCAGCATCGATCATCGGGCGCCGCGAGAAGGAGCGTGATCTGTTCTTCGAGGGCAAATGGTCGAACGCCGGCACCATGACCGAATACACGCGCGTGAAGGCCAACGGCACGCCTGACTGGTCGAGCGCGCGGCGCATCAATGTCGAGAAGGAGCTGAAGGCGGCACTCGCCGGCGAAGTCCCGGCGTCCGACAAGATCATCGTCGAGCAGCCGGTGGCGGTCACGCCTTCGGCACTAGAGCGGCCGTGGTGGCAGTCGAAGGAGATCATCGTGCCTTCGCTCACCGGCGGCGCGCTGACCGGCGGCGCCACGCTGATGGAATCGTTCGGCAAGGTGCCGCTACCGCATCTGCTGGTGATGATCATCGTGGCGTTTGTCGTCGCAGGCGGTTGGCTGTTCTGGTCTCGACACAAGGAAAAAGCTGAGACGGAAGCCAAGGCCAAGGCAGTGGAGGCGCGAGCATGATCGGCGCCGATATCGTCACTCGCATATTCGCGATTGTCTTCGTGGTGCCGGTGGCGCTGCTGCTCGCCGTTGCGGCCGTGGTCTGGCTGGTCTTCGGCGCTCCGATCGGCTCGGCCTTCGCGGTCGGTGTTCTCACTGGATATGCCGGGCACCTCTGGTACCTCGCACGGCTGAACAGGTGATTGCGATGAGGACGTATCTCACAATGGCGGCAGGGGCGGCGATGGGCGCGCTCGTCGCCTCCGGGCCTGCATATCTCTACGGCAAGGCTCAAGGCCGCCAGCAAGCCGCCGTGGCGGCGCTCGAAGCCTCCATGAAAGCAATCCAGAAGCGCGAGGACATCGACCATGAAGTGGATCGTGCCGATCTCATTGATATCTGCATTGAGCTTGGCGGCCTGCCAGAGCGGTGTCAGCTCGAACTGCGCCGGCTGGATCCCTCCGCCAAAGCCGAATGACCCGGTGGCGCTGACGGCCAAGGAAGAACCGATCGCGCGCTACCTGGTCGCGACCGATCGATACGGCAAATCCCAGCGCTGCTGGAAATAGATTGGAGCGGGGCGTTGCCAACACAAAGCAGCATCGAGCGGTCCCTCGGCGTCGTGATCGGGAAGCTCGACGGGATCGAGGGCCGACTGGATCGGCAAGACGAGAGCAGGGCGGCGCTCCACAGGCGCATGGATGATCTCATGTTGCGTCAGACGCACATGGAATCGGATGTCTCGACGCTCAAGAACAAGGTCGAAGGCATGGAGAAGGTGACGGTGGAAGTGACCACGCTGCGCGCCAAGGCCGAGGGCGCCGGGACGCTCGGCCGATGGCTGATCCGGATTGGCATAGGCGTCGTCACGCTCGCGGGCTGGCTCATCGGTGCCTACACCTGGCTGACCGGAAGGCCGCCGCCGTAGCTTGCAAGCTAATCCTGCCTTTTCGTGATGGTATTCCAGCGTTCTACGCTTGTGTACTGGTTTGGCCCGCGATGCTAAGAATTTTCTGTGTCACAAGCGAGATCGCAGGCTCTTCATTATCAATATATGAAGAACTCCTGTCCTCTATTCTCGGAATTGCTTTTCCAGAATTCCAAATTGTGGCCTTCCCCGAAGAGTCTTTCCGTTTCTTTTTCTCAAATATATCTCGATACCTTCGTGGCGAAATGCCAATAAAAGGCTCGAATAGGACTTTCGCAGCCGCTTCGTTAGGAGAAAAAGTAATCGAATCCGAGTGCAGGTCCTTGGCATGACTCTTCGGATAAGGCTCTAAAAACACCACTCGGCGAACTCCAGAAGAGACTATATGCTTGGCGCACATGTGGCATGGAAAGGTTGTGCAATACAATATTGAATCCGCAAGTGATTTTCCGGTTCTTGCTGCATCAGTAATAGCAGACATTTCAGCATGAATAATTCTGCCAAACTCAATCAAATCCATAACGCGTGAATCCGAAATTCTCTTTTCTTGCATCAATATCCGAACTTGTTTTGCCGCGGAACCAGCACTTGTGAGTTTCTCAGATAGGTATCCGAGGGCTCCGAGGCGCTCAACGAGATCATGGACAACCCTGATTTTTCGACTGTGATTACCGTCAACGCCTTCCTCAAAGTCTCGATGTTGCTCACCTGGGTCATCGCACCAATATGTGCCACCAAAAGCCTTTGGAACTTCATTGCAGCCTAGCGTTATTACCTCTCCGCGTTGCGAGAAAACTGCTGCACCAACTTGGCGTGATAAATCCAGAGAACGCAAAGCTGCTCCAGCCGCGGCGTACATTCCGTACTCTGCTTTGGTCGGGGAGTATCCATTATGACCAAAGAATGCCTGGATAAAACGGTCTACAATAGCTTCGGAATCTTTATTATCATGCCCACGGACAAAGACATCTCCTAAGTGAAAAACGTCAGATACCCGCTGACCGTACTCATCAGAACTTTCATTGTGGTCCTTCTCAATGAGGTCGATAGCTTGTTTTTCTGCTTCCGAATCAGGGATGATACTCGTGCCATGATCTTTGATTTTTCTTATTAATTGGCGATGCCGCTCTTCTCTATCGGAAAAGACGGATATTTGGATAAATTTTCTTCCATATACCTGCCTCAATAACGTAATTTCTTCTTCGCGCTTGAACTGTCGAATTACGTACGCTGTTCCGCGAAGCGGACGCATACGAGCATCTTTCTGGTCAAGGTCAGGTTGATGTTCTTGCCGCAGGCGACGGATTTCCCCAATCGCCATTAAGGAAAGTGCGGCTTGATTTTCAGTTTCACGCCTCAGTCGATCGGCGTTCGCAATGAGGGAGTGATATCTTGCCGCATACGTTTCGTCGTCAATGTTCCATTGGGGAAACATGTCGGTCAACAGACGGGTGAGATGTATCACCTCTGTTCTATATTGCACCGCACTTAGCGACTTTGTTAGATATTTAATGATCGCGTCGAGGTCCACTCCGATTGGTCCTACCAGCCCGATAACCAATTCCGGATTGTCAACAACAGCGGTGTTGCCCATAGCTATCTCCCCCCTTAAGCGGAACTTAAGAGTCCCGTCGTGATTATCATAGGCGCAATGGGTTAACTGTTGTATGCTGAGTCGGGAAAAATCCAAGGAGGGAGATTCCGATGGCAATGGTCGGGGCAGCGGCCACTGAAGTGCAACGTGGTCAGGAGCGAAAGAACCAGCTCCTTGAGATTATGGTTGATGCCGCGAAAAGCGTTCTGGAACGCCCAGAATCGCGGCGTGGCCCGTATGTGATTGCTGATTCTGATCTGAAGCATTCCCCGCGGGTCGACCTGGGTTAG